ATCCATTCCGGGGTTGTCCTGGCGTTGGCCGGCGAAGGGAATTTCCCCGATCGCCAATGGGATGTTAGCACGCTGGGCGCCGTCTTTGCTTCAAAAGAGGAGTGGAGCACAAAAGAGCAGGCGCGCGCGGCCGCGCTTTGCAAGGTGGAGGAGTGGAACCAATACCTTTCCGGCGATGTTTGGGGATACGTCATCGAAACGGAGGAGGGCCAGCACCTTGATTCCTGCTGGGGATTTTACGGGCGCAAGTACGCTGAGCAGGAAGCCCAGCAAGCCCTGGAGTATGCCCAGAAAAACAGTGATTGCGCAGCGTGCCTGATTTGACCCGCTTGGACTGCCCTCCAGGGAGGAGGGCGGCGCAAGCTGGTTAAAAGGCCAGCGTAGAAAGGCAAAAACATAATGAGCATTAAAGACAAGCTCGTGCACGCGGCAACGCGGTACGATGAACGTGAGAGCAAAAAGGCAGGGTATAACCCCTACGCATTGGGGCAATACTTCGCACGGATCGATGAAGTATCCGCCGACATCGAACGCGGCGCCGATCCCCGGGCGGCTATTGTGGCCGGGTTCAATGGGCGCTTGGCGTCCGCCATGTTAAAGGCCATTGGGCAGGGCGCAATCAGCAAGGGCGAAGCGACAAGCGGATCGTGGTGCTACGCTCCGGTCTCGAAAGGGGGTGCAGCGTGAATACTATCACCAAAGCGCCGGCACCACTGGCGGATCTTTACTCGCAGGATCGCGTCAAAGCCTGCCGCCTGGCCTTGCGCCGCACGGCTCACCTACCGGAGCGCGATCGGCTCGACGCTATCGACAAGCTCCTTGGCACGTTCGGCACCGAGGCGATCCGGGGAGAGTGGCAGAATGGCTATTGGTGCGACATCGTCGCGTGCTACTGCAACACGGGCGACAGCTACGCCGCCACCGTGATCCAGGTCCGGGGCGAATTCTCCGGTCAATCCTCCCGGTTTTTCGTGTCGTCCTGGGGCGACTGGGTAGAGAAGAACGAAAAGCGATATTCACTGGTTTGATCCTCGCGGACTGCTCCCGGGCGGCCGGGGGCAGCGCGCGGCGATCATGGTGATCCCGTAAAATGAAAGGCAAAAATAAATGAGAACAAGCAATGCAGATTGGAGCACGATCAACCTGGCCGAGCTCCGCAAACTCCCCGTGTACGATGTCGGGGCGCACGGCTACCGACTCCAGGACGGCTCTGGCAACGGTTGCGCCGGCGATCCGCCTGGCTTCCCTACCTACTACACCCGCGCCGTATATACCCAGCAAGGCAACGATCCCGGCGCCGGCTATTCAATGGTGATCCAGCACGAGGGAATTAACTACGGGATCGAGTCGATCAAATGGGCCAAGGGCGACACCTGGGAAAAGGTCTCGGCTAAGCGGGAAACGCTTATGCGCCGGCTCTGGCTGCCGCTACCCCTGGAGCATCCCCGGACGCAAGCCTGGATCGGCGCCACATTCGCCCATCATAACCACTGCTACCAGGTCCCCGAGCTCCGCGCGGCGGGCAAAAGCTGGAGTGACGCAATGTTGATCTGGCCGGGGGGCACGCTGGGGAAAACTCATTTCGGCACGCTCAAAGATGTCACTTTCGAGATCAAATGGAAAACCGAGCGCGAAGGGTTCGACAAGTGGAAGCCGGAGGAGCAAGAGAAATTCATTGCCGACATCAAAGCCGAGAACGATCGGATCAAGCGGCTATGCAGCGAGATCGCCACGCCTGAAAACCACGACGGGACGATCCTGGTGCGCGAGTATTACCCGGACTTCCAGCCGAGCGCGGAGTTGATCGCGGCGAAGTTCGAGCGCCCCGGTAATTGGTGGGAAGTTCTGGCGTCTAACCCTGGCCCGGATAAATGCCCCGGCCAGTACAACAAAGCTCACCCGGTCAATGGCTCCTGGTGTCAATTCTGCGGCTGGCACGCGCAAGCAGAAAGCGAGGCTGCATGAAGCGCTTTATTGTCACGGTAGGCCCGACTTGGGAACAGGGCTCAACTAAACTTGTGGCCGACAGCCGCGAAGATGCACTTTGGCAGTACAATTCTTGCCGAGCTCATGACGGGCTACCGCCGATCAAACGGATGCCGCGCGGTACGAAATACACGCCCTATGCGCCCCGGCAGGAAGTGAGGGCAGCATGATCACCCAAGCTGAGCCCGTCACCTGGGATCTCGACGATCACGCCGCGCCGGAGCGGGCGGCCGTGGTCGCGTCTGTGGTCCGGGTGGAAGTCAACGATCCCGCGAGGATCGCCCTGTGGCGGGCGATCAACTGGCTGGACCTGGGCGCACCGGGAAAGGCGCGCGCAATCCTCATTGAATTGGTGAAGGCATTATGAGCAATCCCAGAATAAAAAACCTTCTCGATCTGCTCAAACTGGAGGCGTGGGATTCCCCGCACGCATTAGGGCGAAGCCTCTACAAATACACGGACTGTGGCCCGTGGGCGTCGTTTTCACTCCCCGGAAAAGCCGACAGCATCTATTATGGGGACGACAAAGCCCGCAAGGGTTGGCGGAAATGGGCGCGCCGCTGCTCTGGCATCAACATTGGAAGCATCGTCGAGGGTTCGGACGTTAATGTTGGCCCGACGCATCTGAGCTTTCCTTTTACAAAGGATGAGTTCTGGGCAGCCGTTAAAGCAATTAACGACGAGGCTGCTTTTTATTGGAAACGGGACAATAGCCGCAATTACGCCCTGCACCATGACGGCAAGCGGTCAGGCTGGATGACCTGCACGGAATTTGAAGAACCGCAGTGGGATGACGACGTGCCCGCTAAAGTCCGAAAAGCCCTGCTCAAATGGCTGGAAAACCATTGCTGCCAGCAATACGACAAACAAACCGAATTTGGGCTTCGCGGCTGGACTGTATCACAGTGGGTCGATGATTCCACTTTCTAAAATGAGAAACCAAATTGAATACTACAAGGTCCGCTGCAAATGCGACAAGTGCGGGGCGCCCCAGGTTGTCCCTATCTCGAATATTCGTGACGGGCGATGCTGTCGGGGCATGGGACTACTTTCAAAAGCACCCTGCGGCGGGCAGTTGAGCTACTATTCGGATTCGTTCGAGGATGCCATGTCTAACGCGTTGGCGCTGATTGGCTACATGAACGAAACCGATGCGTATAAGGGCAACGAGCTAATGAGCGAACTACTCGACACAATCAACGACGACCTCGGGCAGCACTCGGAGCGTCACGCCACGCCTCGGGAAATGGGCTGGGTCGGACAGGACGGATTGCCATGATCTGCTACGTGCGACTCATGAACACCAAGGGCACCAGCTACGCGGGTCCGTTCAAGCGATACGCGCAAGCGGTCGCGTGGCGACTGCAGCACGCGGAGCGCTTGGCCATGCTGCGAACAGACGCCGCAATCGCCCGCAAGACCGATAAAGGGGCCAAGGTGTACGCCCCGGACAAGGCAGCGGCTAAGCTGCTCTCTGAGAATCTATGAAATTTGCGGGCAGCCGTGCGGTTAATGGGGGGCTCAATGCCTTGCGGCCTCCCTGCCTTTCTGCCGGCTGTCCCGCATTCACTAACTGAAAGGCAACCAGCAAGGCACAACGAAAGGCTAGGAAATATGAACGGAAAACAGCAGATTGAGTCGCTACAGATCACCCGCAACCCGACTTATGTGAGCGTGAACGCGGGGCGCTTTGTGGCCCAAATCAAATTCAAGAGCGAAACGGGCAACATTGAAGTGCTACTCGCCCCGGAGATCGCGGAGCGGCTCATGGCGTACCTCGCGCCGCTCCTGGCGGAGTTCAGCCGGCGCGCGACCGAACAGATCGCCTCCGACATCGCGGAGCAGTGCAAGTTGCTCGAAGCGCCGGCAGCGGCATCCCCGACGATAGCGGTCTAGCTTCGCCCTGCGCCGCTCGTAGGGGGCGGGCGGCGCACAGCGGGATTAATCGCAAACGAAAGGCAAAAATTATGAGCAAAACCATTGAAGTTGAACAAGTTGCGCCGCAAGCCCTGGCCGTACGCGAAGCGGGGGCAGTCGGCCAAGCCCTGCCCGCCGAGGCAATCAAAGCGCCCGTGACGGCTGCCCAGGCCAAGGTGGACGCCGTGGCGAACCTGACGATGAGCGCCTACGCCAAGGCCGCCACGCTCGCCGTGACGCCGGAGGAAGCCGCGAAGCTGGCCGCCGATTTCCCCGACGAAGCTTTCCAGCCGGGAGCCGGGGGCAAGGAGCATCTGATCTACATCGAACATGCCCACCTGCGGGATCGGCTCTCAGCCGTCTTTGGGATGGGGCAATGGGCGATTATCCCACGCAACCGCTGGGCGGAGGATTTCACCACGGGCCGGGGCACAGCCGGCAGCCGGGTGTACGTCGAGGCGATGCTGGTAATCCGGGGATGCTTCGTCTCGGAAGCGATCGGGGCGATGGAATACTACCCGAAGAACGAGGCTCAAAACTACGGGGATGCCGTCGAGGGCGCCAAGACTGCCGCCTTGCGCCGGTGCGCCAAGGAGTTGGGGGTCGGGCTGCAGGCATGGAAAAAGGAATGGTGCGAGGGGTGGTGGACCCGGAGACGGGGCGGAAATGCCCCAGGACGCGCCGGAGGGGTATCGACACCCAACCCGACGCCCAAAACAGCGGCTACCCGGCAAAGCGCAACAAATCCACCCCCTAAAGCGCAACCATCAGCCGCACAACCCACAACGCCTGCCCAAAAACAGGACACGACCCGCTACCCCACCGACAAAACCCGGCAATGGATGATTACGGAGCTCCAAGAGTGCGCTGATCTCGCGCTCGAGTACTTCCAAAAGGTCGGTCCGCCGTCCCAGTTGCTCCCCACCGAGGGCCTGGCCGACCTGCCTTTGCGCTTTGTCCCGATCAATCGCGGGCAAATGGCCGCGCTGAAAGACGCGATTGCGGCTTTTGGCAACGGAGAGGATGCCTGCCCTGCTTTCCCGCCCAACGCCGAAGCGCCCGGGGAAGCCCCGGCCAAGTCTGCCGGCGAGGTCGCGGGGGCTGTCACGGCGAGCCCTGCAGCGGCTCAGGCGGCCGCGAAGTCCCCCACCGATGACGAATGGTGGCGCGACATCATCGTTCCCGTGCCGCACAAGGGAGAGCCGCGCGCCGAATACATGAAGCATCCCGACACGATCGGGAGCCTGTTCGACGCCCGCCACGGCACCGACGACCTGGCCGCCGAGGCCCGTCAACGGCTGTTCGGCTTTGTAAATCACTATGAGCCCAAGGGTTGGGAGAAGCGCGACGGCACGAAGATGCCGGCCAGCGCTGCGGATCTCAAGTTCCGCGAAGCCCTGGACGCTTTCGCGGACTGGTTTGAGAAACACCACGAAGGGGAAAAGCTATGACCAAAAAACAGCGCAACCTCGTGCGGCTCTGGGAGGACTTCGAGAAAGCCGAACCCGACATTTCCACCGAGCGACTGATGGAAATGGTCTGCCAGGCAGGACGCGCCGACGCGCCAGAAGTAGCCGAGGCGCTAGAGGCTCAAGTTTTGGCTAAAGATAAGTCGCAACTGTGCGACGATTTGCCGGGAAGCTATTAATATGGGCTCGACCACTTGGACCCCGGCTGAGGTTGTGGCGTTTGCCAAGCGCCAGCAGCACCATGCGGTTGCGGCCGTACTCGAGGAGTGCGAGAAGCGAAAGATTATTGGCGCGGGCGGAGAAGTTCCGACGGCGACAGCCCCAGGCAGGCGAAAGCGCCCCACCCGCGCCAAGTATTCCCATGAGGTAGTCCGCGCCTATTTCGTCGAGTGCGGCTTGCCGGCGCCGGCGTTCGAGTATCGGTTTGATTTGCGGCGCAAGTGGCGCTTCGATGTGGCGTGGGCATTCCCCAAGTGCCCAATCGCCCTCGAAGTTCAAGGCGGGATCTGGTCGAACGGGCGCCACACTCGCGGAGCGGCGCTGCTCAAAGAATGGGAGAAACTAAACGAAGCCGCGTGTCAGGGATGGCGCATCCTCTACGTTCAACCGGACGACTTATGCTTGCTGTCAACCGTGCAACTCATTAAACGGTGTCTGGCAAATGAAACTCTCCCTGTCTAAACCGTGGCGGGATCTCCTTCTCGGGCTTGCCCTCCTCGCGCTCTTTTACCTGCTCCTTCGCCTGCTGACCAGTTGCGCCACGAAGCCCGCGAAGCCCCCACCTAAGCCGCTCGCGCCGCGCGCAACACTCGCCGCGCCACTGCCAATCATGCCAGGAAGGGCCAAGTTCGACGCGCTCACCACGCCTATTCCGCCCAATAAGCTTGCCATGTCTCTACCTGCGCCTTACATGGGCACGGTAACGCTGATTTGGGAGCCTTCGCCAGATGCCACAGTCGCCGGGTACTTCCTTTATGTCGGGCTTTCGAGCGGTGTTTATTCCAACAAGATGGACGCTGGCTTCCAGACCAACTGCACGGTTGCTGGCCTGATCAGCAGCAACACCTATTACTTTGTGGCGACGGCATACACCACAAACGCGCAGCTAGAGAGCCCCTTCTCGAACGAGGCGAGTTACACGGTACCGCCCATCTATGCCCCCAACGCGGTCGCGCTCTCGGTGCAAGGATCGGACAATCCTCTCGGCCCTTGGGTGGACCTTGGCGCGGCTTGGGTGCTTCCGAAATCCGCTGTGAAGCAATACTACCGAATACTCATCGAACAAACTGATTTGCCTCCGCTGACTAATGGAACGTGGCCCTTAAAGGTCACAATCATTCAAACCAAATGAACAAATTAACGTGCGTGCTTCTGGCCATCCTGGCTTACGGGTTGGTCGTCGTTTCGGATTACTTCCTGCTGAGTCACAAGCTTGTCTCGAACGCTTTCGCGTTGTGTGTCCTGTTCAGTCTGTCGTTTCTAACCTTCGTCCTGGCTATCGTCAGCCTGGCGAGCAACCGCAAATAAACCATGTGAAAACATCATTCCGAGTCTATCCGTTTTCGGTCGCCGTGCTGCTCTGCGCGGCGCTTCTCGCGCTCCCTCCCGGACCCTCAACGGTTCAGGCCCAAACTCAAACCCTCCGTATCAACGTGCTGGTGCCCCTTCCCGGCCAGCCGATCATTCTGCCCCCGGAGGTTCCCCGTGAACTGCGCGGCGCCGTGTTCATGGCGCTGATGAACCTTGCTCCCGGCCAATCAATCAGCATCGACGCCAACAGCCTTCCACCCGAGCCGCCAACCCCGCCGATCTGGCCAGGCTCCCACGGAAAAATTGCGGGTGTAGTGTGCATCTGGTGGACGGTTGTGATTTTTACCGTGGTGGTGGCTGCGGTCATCGTGTACACCATCTATAAGCTCTGCCAGCTTCTATCGCCTCCCAAGCCGAATAAGCCCGCCACCAACGCGCTGCCGTTCGATCCTTACCCGGCCTAATAGTAGCCCATCTTGTTTTTGCGCGGCATTGGGTAGCCCTTCTTGGGCTTGTGCGAGAACTCGCGGGCGACTTTCTTCGACGGGCACCCTTTCGGGGGATGCTTCGAGTGAGCGCACATTCCCATGTAGCGCTGCTGTTTAGGGCTTTTTGCGGGCATGGTTAATCCTTTGGTGGAGGGTGAGAGAAAGCGCCTCGCTTGCGCAACTCGGTGATCGCTTTGTAGCGCTCGCCTGGCGTCAAGCCGTCCTTCTTGGCCTGCTCATTGAGGAATTTGTAGCGCTGGCTGACGGGCAGGCGGCGCAACTGGCCGGCGAGGTTGTCCGACCAATCCTTGATCTTCATCGCGGCGTCGATCTTCGCCTGGTCCGGGTTATAGCGGCTGATCTTTAGCCCAACCGACCCAGCCAACTGCTCCAGCCCCGTGAGGCTGCTGTTGCCGATGCCCAGGAAGCCTCGAATGGAGATTGGCACGGGTTGCAGGGCGAGCTCCTTGGTGGTTTGGCCGGCGCTGACCTTCTTACCGCGCCAATCCACACCAGAGGCGTACTGCAGAGCGCCCTTGCCGATGATCGGGCTGAGCCGGGAGTGGGCGTAAAGGCGGGCGTCGTGCATGAGGGATGAAATATCCTCGGGCACGCTGCGCATGGTGTAGCGGCGCCGCCCCAGGGTGAACTCGAACGGGCGAGTTTTGTCCCAAGTTCCCCCGGTAAGCTTGGCTGCGGTGTAAGCGGTGGCCGCTTGGGCAATGGCCAAGGTTCCCAGCGCCAGGAATTGCTCGCGCCCCACCTTCGCCCCGGTGGTGCCTTTGATGGCCTGGCCGGCGAACCGAGCGCGAGATTCGAGGAAGTCGGGTGCCAGGAGGAAAATCTGGCCAAGGTGCTGAATCGTGGGGTTGCGTCCCAGGTCCGCGTAGTTCAGGTGTCCGTAGGCGGCGTTGGCCTGCTCAGCCGAGAGCGTGCTGATATCCTCGGCGCTCACGCGGCCCGCTGCGAGGTCGCGTGCATAAACCTTGGTATTTCTCCCCACCATCGCCCGATAGGTCTTGTACTTCAGTCCGGGGATGTATTCGTAGAACAGGTAGTGTGAATACCAGTCGGCGGCCGCTCCGATGCCAGGGATCTTCGAGACGAGTCCGCTGGTTCGGAAGCCTTCCATGAACTGGCCGGCGCTCGCCCTATCTGGTCTCAGCATCAGCCCGTCTCGCGCAGCCTTCCTCTGCCCGACATCATGCACGAGGTCGATCTTGGGGATGTTCCAGAACGGATTGATCCGGTGCCCGATAGCGTGTGTGCCTTCCTGGACCTGGTGGAACGGCGCCAGGAGCCCCAGCATCGTGCGCTTCGTTTCCGAGTTGGCGAAGTCCAACCCCTTGACGAGCATCTTGGGGATCTGCGCGGTGGCGGTTGTCCGGGTGTCGTACCACTCGCGGATCGCGGAGCGTCCCAGAACGGATTTGATCCGGTCGTAAGCCTCGGGATGGAGGGCGAGATCGGACTTGAGGAAAACCGGGTTGCCGTCGGTGTCCTGGCTGGCCCAGCGCCAGTCGTTCAGCGCCGGCTGGTTGGGCATGGTCCGGTAATCCTTCGTGTCGCCCTTGATCGCCTTGGGCATGACGAGCGTGGCGGAAGGGTTCCCGGCCGGGTCCGTCACCGGCACCCCGACGCCCCGGGCGGCTACCAATGGCCGGCCATCAGACGCTACTCCCCCGCTCATTTCCTCGACCATTTGGCGCGCGGCGATCACGCTGTTCATCTCGTGAATGTACACCGGGAGGAGCTTCGAGATGTCCTTGGTCTTGGGCACGTATCCGGCCTGCTCACCGTCAAAGAACGTGTCGAACGTGCTCGCCTTCGAGAACTTGAATCGGTCGCGGAGCGTGCGGGACGATCCGGTGCCGCGCGGGCCTTTCTTGAGGTTCCAAACCTGCGTCACGTAATTGGGTTTGAACGTGTTCAGGACATCGTAGTGCTGGCCGCGCCTGCCTAGGTCGCGGTAGGTATCCCGCACATCATTGGCCACGGTGATTTCTTCGGGTGTCAGCGCCAGGGCGGCGTCGTAGCCCGCGATCAGGCGCTTGGCCTGCGGGTGCGGTTTGCCCGTGGTCGGGTCGCGCCAAGCTTCGGTATCGGCGCGGCGCTGGGCGAGGACGTTGGGATCACCGTCAGCCTGAATCCAGTTGGTGATGCCCTCGCGGCGGATTGGGTCTTTGACGGCGCGGGTGATGTCGCGCTGCGCCTCGGCGGCTTCGCCGAAAGAGCGTTGGAGCTTTCCCGACCAGTTGAGCACGGCGCGGCGGTAATCGGTCATGCGCGTGAGATTCTGCGCCTCGTGCGCCACTTCGCGCACGGAGCGGAGAGCATCCTTCGCGTGCGGAGTCAGCCAGTCAACGAGGTCTTTGAGCGGGGCGAGCGAGATAAAAGCCTCCTGCCCCTTTCCTTTGACTGGACCGCCTCCGACACCACGCGGCTTAGGCTCAATCTTGGGTGCTGCATAAAGCCCCCGCTCGCCCTCTTCACTCATCCAATGCTCTCCAGTGCCGTGAAATAAGTTGCTGTCGATAAACTGAGCGAGCCCGGGATCTGCGTCTCGCACTTCATAGATGGAGTCTCTCCAATCGTCCAAAATGGCTGCCACTTCGTGTGCATCCCGGTCGCCCTCCATCAGCTTAGCTGTGGCAAATGCACGCATGTTTTTTTCCCAATCAGAGGCCATCGCATCCCTATAGCGGTTCGAGACATCCCAAAGGTCGGTATGGTTCCTTCGGATGTACTCGAGCGCGGCCTTTGCCTTGCCCCCGACGTGCTCCCCGACAGTAAGAAGGTTTGACACTCGGTCTCGTGTCCATTCCGTTAGCGGAGCCCAAGGATTATTCGCATCTGGTTTCAGGAATTGTCTTTTGAATTGGGAATCGTCAAAGAGGTCGTCGATTAACTCCCTCTTGTAGTTTCCAAGCCGGGTTGGGCTTTCGTTCGATTGATCAAACTCGTTCCATAGAGCAATCCTCCGCTTGTCGGTGGCAAGGTGCCACTTCTGGGCCTCCGACATTTCGGGGATCTTCAGCGAAAATTGTTCCCCCGCACTTTTCAGGGATGACCAGATCGCCCCGAGATAGTACCGTGCGCTCTCCCCAAACTTGCCCACCATCTCCTTTGCCCAATCACCGAAACTCTTTACCGCTGAGAAAATGCGCCTGCCGTGTTCGACAATGTGTTGCGGAAGTTTGTCGAGAAGCTCCTTAACGGGCGCGAGATTGATAAAACCTGATTCTCCGGTTGTGGGCGGGCCTTCGGTCGCGCTGGACCATTTGCTGCGGTTCTGTTGGCCGATGCCCCTTGCTGGGGCGTCAGTGGGTTTGGCAAAATCGCTTGCGATTTTATCAATCTCCTCGGGGGTTGCCTCAAAGGTTTGTTGGCCACTGGCAGTTTGAATTACGATGCGCTCTTTATTAGGCCCTGTTTTTTCCCGCGAAATCACTTTCCCCCTTGGTGTCGGCGCGGTCGTGGTCGGGGCGGCGGGCTCCGGGGTGCCTTCGAGTGCGGCTTTTTCTTTGGCGGCTTGCTGCTCCCACTCCGCAGCCTTGGACTCGTTGGCCTTGATGAATTCCTGATTTTGAGCGTAGCGGCGCTTCAAATCTTCGAGGTCGTCTTTGTGCGTCTGGGTCTTGCGTTTGACCTTCTCTATCCTCGCAATCTCATCCTCGAAAGACTTAGCGCCCTCTTTGTAGGTGGCGACGGCTTCACGCGCCTTCTCCGCCTGCGCTTCGAGCTTCGCGGCATTGGACTGGTTATAGATAGCCTCCTGCAATCTTTGGCCGCGAGAGATTTGCTTATTCCAGTCCTCGCGGTCCTTAGATTCAGGGGGTGGCTCCTGCGACTGCAAAGCCTCGGTCTGTCTCTTGGCGGCGCGGTAAGCCGCTTCGACGCTGCCATAAGCCTTTGTGGCGTTGGTGGCCTGATCGGCCATTTCTTCATCGTCAATCGCGCCCGTTTTTCCGCGCACATTGGCCGCCTCTCCGGTCGGTTCCGTGCTGACTCGTTTCGCCTTCCTCCAAAGTTCGAGCAGGTTTGTCCCGTCTCTCCAAACCGTAAATGTGCCGTCGCCAGGAATTTCAATCGTGACTTTTCCTGAGCCTCTCGACGAAAGCGCCTTGGCTTTGAAAAGTAGATCCTCGATGGTTTTCCCTTTGATGGTTTCCTTGCCGCCGAGAAAATCACCCCTTATGGCGGCGCTAAATCCTTCATCCGATTGCTCTACCTCCATCACCGAACCACCGCCATCCTTGCGCGTGATGGTCCATCGAGCAGGGTTGTCCGGGTCTTGGGTGACAGTGAGCCCAGCCTTGTTGATCACGTCGTTGATCTCGTCCTCGATGCGCTGGACCAACTGAGTTTTTACCTGTTTGGCGGGGGCTTGCCCGCTGGTCGCCGCTACGTTCTGAACCTGTTTCTCAACCTTGGCGACGGCTGGCTTAACCGTTGGCGCGGTCGTAACTTCGGCGGCAGCGGTTTTCCCCTTTGATGCCTGATCAAGTTTTTCGAGGATGGCTCTCTCAATGTCAATTCCCGCTAATTGAGATGTGTCGATGCCAAAAAAATTAGCCAGAGCCGCTTGAGTGGCTTTTGCGCCCGCCTTGGATTTTGGGGGTCGGGTGCCAGTGATGGCTTCAATAACGTCCTGGCGAAGTTCTTGGTTTCCCGAACCGTAGCCGCTGGACCGTTGCTCATACGGCAGCGACAAAAGGCGCTTGGCCAAGATTTGAAACGAAGGCACCTTGGTCGAGAGTCCGGGGCGTGACTCGTTATCTTTAGCTTCCTTTATCCATCGCTCCAGAACACGCTGCGATTTATCACTTGGCCCTTCTTCGCCTTGCCTCTCTGGCAACGGAGCGCTATTCGCCTCTTTCATTTCTCGCCGCGCCTGTTGCTTTAGGGAGTCAGGCAATTTGGCGATGATGGTTTCCAGTTGTCGCTCGAACCCGGTTTGACGGCGCACAAGTTCCTCGGTGACTTGCTCCTCTCCGGGTGACTGCGTGGTGACATCTCCCTCAGCGGTTTTCAGCACGTCAGGCGCAGCGGCTTGCTTCTCAGGCGTGGGCGCTGGCAGGGCTTTGGGCGGCTCAGCCTTCTGTTTGAAGATGTCGAAATTCCCTTTGTTAATCTCGTCAGTGAGCGCCTGATACGCTTTCTGTCGGGCTTCCTGCGGAGTTTTCCCGGTGATCTTCTCGCTGAGTTTGATGCTCACCCGGGGCGCAACGTCGCTGGTAAGGATGCCGGGAGGAACAAACGCCATCAGATCGCTGACGCTGTGGGTGCCGTCGGGTTCCTGGGTCGTGGTCGCTCGAAGCGTGATTTGGCCGCCTTCGCCTTCAATCACGCCATCGGTTCTCGAAGGGTCCGACTGCAACGTGAATCGTTGAGGAGTGGGCGCTGTGGGCTTGGCGGGCTCCGCTTTGGCTGTGGGTGGCGTGGTCTCGTCGGGCTTCTGCAATTCACGCAGGCGCTCCGATTGCAGCGGCTCTTTCTCGCCAAGTAGTTTTGACGCCTCCTCGCGTGAAATGAATTTTCCCTTGTAGATGAAGCCATGCTCCGGCTTCGACAAGCGCAACTCTAGCCCAGCCATCTTGTCCTTCGCCTCTTGCGCCTTGTAGATGTCCTCGTGGACCTGACCTTGCTGGCCCGCGATTGGTTCCCCCTCGGCGGGCTTGAGCGCGGGCGTGAAATCATTTGGCGATGCAGCGGCGGCAGTCGGCTCGGCCTCAGCCTTGGGAGGCATCCCGCCATTGCGATTCTTGATGGCTTCGATTTCCTTTTGGATCTCGAACTTCTCAGCGACGGGCGCGGCCTTGAACTTCGTAACCAATTCCTGATAGCGATCGAAGTCGCTTTTCGCGGGTGCTGCTGGTGCTGTTTCCGCTGCAACGGGCGCAGCTTCGGTCCCTACGCTAGTCACGACGCCGCGCGGAGCAGGCTGTCGCAACTGTGCGCCAGTCGGGTAGTTAATCTTAGCCCGAGGCTCTCGCCCGCCCATCATGCCCAGCCCCGCCATGCTCACCGTATTTGCCACGGCATTCACGTAGGCGTCTTTGCGCTGGTCCTCGGGAAGCTTCGAGATTTCGTAAAGCTGGTCCGCACCAAGGATTCCCGCTGCGCCTCCTGCGCCGCCCAACTTGTTCACCAGCATCCCGGCTTCGTCGGTGGTGACGCCCAGCTTCGATGCGACGGCTTCGGTCGCCGCACCAAACCATTTTCCGACGATGGGCAGCAACTCGGCAATCGCCGCCTGTTTGATGTCCACCGTGCCCGACGGGGTTATACCAAAGATTGCGCCCGCCGCTTCGGGCATAGCCGCCGTGGCCGCGAGCTTGGGCAACTGCTCCACCGTGCTGAACACCGCTTGGGACGCAACTCGCGGCACGATGGGCAGGCTTCGGATGCCTTGCTCGATCGGCGTCTCGCCCGTGTCCTCCGGTTCCGTGACGGCACCGAACTTCTGCAAGAGACTTGCCGGGACGCCCAACTGTTGCGCGGCCATTGTGGGTTGCCCTATAGCAGCCAGGGCTTGGGCACCGAGCACGTTGCGCACGCCTCGCCCCGCTGCATTCAGGGCAGCCGCAGGCGCACCGAGGGCGGCTTGGATTTGTGCGGCTTTTTCCTGTTCGGTTTCGCGTGCTCCGGAGATGTCTGGGCGCGGCTGGCTGGTATCGAGTGACGCCCGCTCGTAAGCGGTCATCGGAGGCGTTACCTGGGTGCGGTCAACGACGAGATCCTGCTCCCACGGAGGCGCATCCTCAACGACAAGATTTTCTTCCCAGGGATCGGCCATTTCATTCTACCTTTTCCCAATTCTCTTTCTTCCGGGGATCGCCGCCCTTGAAGCGATAGCCGCCGCGCACCGCGCCGATGCTAATCGTCTGAGATTTGGAAGCAGGCGCCGCCACCGGAGCCGCCGCAGCGGGTGAATTGGTGACGCCGACCTTGTTGAAAATGCTCTCGACTTGTGACGCCGGCACGCGGCGCGTGACGTGTCCCTTGTTCGGATCTTCGGCGTCAACGGGAACGCTGACGGTCGCCACGGCATCGGCCCCGGTCGCGCCAACCCGTGCGGGTGCTCGAGTACTGAGCTTCTCAATGTAGGACTCGATCTGGCCGGCTGCCTGGGTGTCTCCCGACGCCTTCGCGGCGACGAGTGCTTTCTGTAAGCGCTCCAAATTCGTGGGCGCATAGACCTTCGCGGCGGGATTCTGCCAGCGCTGGACCTGCGCCTGCTGAAACGGTGTCATCTGACGAGTCCCGGTCATTGCCGTGGTGCCTCTCCCCGCCGTGCCACTGGTGCTGAAAAAGAGCGCCGGGGAATTGCGTGCAAGAGCTTCGGCGGCCGACTTTCCGCTGGCGAGATCCTGCTGATACCCGCGCATCCCCTGGTAGCGCACGGCTGCCTGGATGGCTTGCGAGGCTTGCTGAATCGGAACGCCATTGAGCGCCGAGAGGTTCAACCCGGGTTCGCTTACGCCGGTTGTGTCCGGTGCGGTGACGGCAGCGCGCCGTCGGCTGGCTGCCCCGAGTTCGGCCTGTAGCGCGTCCTGTTGCTGTGGAGTGATGGCGTCGGGCGTCTCGACTTGGATGCGCGCACCCTGGGGGATTTGCGCCAGGCGCGCATCGCTGATAGCTGGACCGATGTACACGCGCCCTTGAGGAGTCGGCGGTTGAACGGTAGCCGGCTGCGGTTCCTGTGTCGGGTCCAGTTCGTCGATCTGCTCGTCGGGTGCGGTTACTTCGGCCATATTATCCCCCTCCCCCGTAGTCGTAATTAAATTCCGCATCACTGTAAGCCGGAGCGCCTCCGGTCAGATCCGTCCCGCCCCCGCCCAGCCACGAAAGATCACCGCTCATGTCCGGGGTCGCCGTGCTCCCGAACTGTGAAGGCCACGCCGTGTTGTCCTGACCTCCTCCGGTGCCACCTAAATCGTAGCCCATCAAATCCGCCCACCACTGTTCATCCAATCCGCCAGCGCCGGTGCCAGTGAGCCCCGGATAGCCCACTCCGCCGGTACCGCCGCCAAGCAAATCAGCAATGCTGAACCCGCCGCCTTGCGGTTGAGTGCCGCGAGTGTTTCCCCCGCCGCCCTGATTCTGGTTTTGATTCTGGTCCGGGGAGGTCGTGCTGCCTGCGGTGGTATTTGTGGTTGTGCCCTGGTTGGTCGTCGTGCCCTGGTTGTTGGTCGTGTAATTGGTGGTGCTGCTGTTGGTCGGGGAGAGCAGGCCCGTGCTCGGATCGTAGGTGCGCGCGATAGGGTTGCGTGCGGTCGCCGCCGTCAGCCAATCCTGGCCGGTGCCCTGCATCTGTTCGCTGGTCAATCCCAGGAGGCGCAGGTAAGCCGCATTGGAAGCCATGCCGCTGCTCGGTGCGCTCTCAGCCGATTGCTGGCGCAACAATCCTTGGGTGCCCCCCGACACGTTTCCAGCCAGTGCGTCGGCGATGTTCTGAGAGCTCTGAGTTTCCAGCGCCTGCTCGCCGGGGATGCGCCCGTAGTTCGCGGCGGTTTGGCTACTCTGATTGATCGCATTGATCAGCGAGGTCAACTCGCTTAACTGCGGGATGGCCGCGAGGTTCAGCCCTGCTACCGTTGACGGGTCTTGCCCGGTCGTCGTCGATGTGCCGGTGCCGGTGCTGGACGTGGTGCCCGTGTTTGAAGTGGTGCCGGAGCTTTGCTGGTTTTGGCTGGTCGTGGGCATACGTCAGATCGGTTGAGGGCGAAGGCGCTGCGAACCCCAAAGTGGAACGGTAATCGCTGGGCGCTCTTTCCCGAGCATGTGATCGATCTGGCCGAACAAGAGCGCGAGCGCTTCCTTGTGCTTTACCTGGGACATGGCGACGGACGTTTTGCTTTCCATCTTGCCAAACCGTATCGACTCGCACTGCCGAATGAGCGCGGGGATGTTTGGGATAAGGAGGTAGTCGGGATCGGCTGTCACTGGAACGAAATCAAGCTTGGCCATCGCCGTGACTTGCAGCACGCCGCCGCTCGCGTTGCAGCAGTTGGCGGGGAGGCCGTTCACGTAGTAGCGACGATAGTTGGCCGCCGTCTCGCTGGGCTCCATCGTCGAAAGCGAGGATTGAACCAGCGTCACGGGGTTGACCTGGAAGAAGCTTACCGGGCCGTTGGTCGAATCTTTCTGGATGCCGGTGATGGTCGAGAACTGGTTGATCGTCGTGGCAAACGGGACAACGAGGCTGATGGATTCGCCCAGAACGGGACCGCCTGTGAGGGCGTCGGTGGAGAGGATCGTGGTGCCATTCTGATCCGTGCCTTGAACGATGACGGTGCTCCCCACGTCACCCGGATCAGCCGGATAGATTCGCACATGGGCGGGTCCGGTGAACGTGCCGAGGGTGGGAACGCTTTCACGGTCATACGCCTGGAGCAAGGTGTTGCAGGTTGAGGACGTTCCGCCAAGACAATCCTTGGGCTGCAACCCGCGCCCGTAGTCGAGGAATTCGTAAAATCCATTCTGCACTTTTACTGGCATTTTACAAACATCCATCAGGATGATCCTGGCAACCTCTCGCGGCAGCGTGATGAACGGCTGACCCCGGCTCACGTTGAACACCGTGCGAATCCAGCCGCCCCACCAGCCTTCGTCGGGCGCATCGGGATCGTAGAGGAGCATTTCTGTCGCCTCATTTATGAGGGCGCAAATTCCAGGGAGGTTAGTTACGCAAAGTCCCACCGCGCTGGCGAGGCGGGAAGCTCTAATATCGCGCAGTGTAGGACGGTTCACGTTGACTCACCTACGCCGCTTGAGGTATAATTGTCAACAGAAAACGCCGCTGGGCCAGTAACCCGAACGGCGTAAGACTAACGATATGATTAAGGTAACCCCGCAGCATCTCGCATCGCAAGGATTTTCGTCCACGTTTTCAGACCGATTTTGGGCCAAAGTGAACAAGAGTGGACTAGTTCCAGCACATCGACCGGAACTTGGTCCATGCTGGGTTTGGACGGCTTGGACCGGACCCGACGGCTACGGCTGCATGACCAAAGGCAAGAAAGACCCAATCCGATCCCATGTCGCTTCGTGGATTATTCACTTCGGAGAAATTCCAAAAGGCATTTACGTTTGCCACAAGTGCGACGTTAGAAACTGCGTGCGACCAGATCACTTGTTTCTTGGAACACGAGAGGAAAATTTTGACGATATGAGGGCCAAAGGACGAGCAAGGCCGGGATGGGTGCCGGGAGAAAAATGCGGCCAGCACAAACTGACAGAGTTGCAGGTGCGTGAAATTCTACGCATCGGAGATTCTCAAACCCAAGTCGCCATCGCCGCCAAGTTTGGAGTCACCGATGGAGCCATCCATCGAATCCTCAAGGGGAAAAACTGGAAACATCTGCACACGCCAATCCAGCAAACGGAGCCTGATCTTTTAAGAGTCCGTAAAGCTCATAGCCCCGGATTCGGCACCAGCCCTTTATCTCCACCTTGATCTGAAATTGAAAGCCCCAGTCAGCCGGGCGATTCGTCCCTGGAACGCAAGGGGCATTTGTGGGCGGAGGAACATCAATCGGGGCTCGGTATTGTTCCCTGAAAGGCGCAAGGGGATAGCACACCGGATTATTCGCGTCCTCGCATGATGTTCGGGCAGCGCAGATTTGGGTTTTGTGCCACGGCACCCAGCACGCGCTATAATCGGGGCGATACGAGAAGGCGAAATCGACGGTGCCGAAAACCTTGTCCACGTAAAGCCGCATCCCATCAAGCTGCTTGAGGTTGTACGGACCACCGCCCGCTGATTGCTTGTAGTTGCTCCAGTCGATAGCCGGAAACTCCACGTACCACTCCACCCGTGATTCCTGCACCACGTTTTTTGCGTCCAGGTGCTGATCGAACCGCTGGAAGTCGGTCATTTCCCAAACCTGAATTGAGCCGTTGACGCGCGAATGAACCACGGCAAAGGCCCGCTCGCGGCCGCCGAAGTCGCCCGTGAATGCCTGGAGCATGTCCAAGCCTTCATAAACGCCATCCCACGTCGGTGCCTGCTGGTCCTGCAAAGTGGAGAGCGGGTCGAGGTCGAGCACGCCCACCATCTGGCACGCCACGCCCACGGGCGTTTGCACTGGCCGAATACCCATCCACAGGCGGGAGCCGAATTCGATGCCCCACGCAAAGCGCATCAGCGAGCGGTCGTTGAACTGCAGCACGCGCTGAATGTTGTTGGAGATCGGGGTATTGCCCCAGGTCTGGAAATAGCGCAGCGCCATGAAGTACGAACGGATCGCCGGGTCCAGGCTCTGGTAGAACAAATCGCCGTTGACGGCTACCACGGAGCGATCCGAAACGCCGCCGTTGTTGCGCATCACCACGCGCTGAATCGGCTGATTGTTGACGGTCGTGGAGATCCAGGTCGTGCGGTCCTTGGGCACGCTCTGGGAATAGACAGCCTTGGGCGTGAAGATGAACAGCGTGCCTTCCCCAAGGGTCGCGTCGAGGTCAATGGGGTAAGAGAGCGCGCGCACGTTGCCAGCCGTGGAGGGCACCGAGAATCCGTCGCCCCCGAAAGCCAGCGGAGATTCCGTCACGTTAAGGATCGCATCGCGCCGCCCGTAGGGTGCCGTGCCGGCAGCGCCAAACATGATGTCGCCTGCGGCGTAGGTCGTGTTCCGCGCATACCAGATACGGTTCTGGTAGAACACCATCGCGGTTGCGGCGGGGATTTGATTCACGTTGGGCGCAGGCGCTCCAATGCCGGGATTAGTGATGCCGATGGATCTGCGGAGCGTCACGCCATCCCAGAACAGGGGCAGGGTGATGCCGTCGCCAGCCTGCTTCACCATGAATCGGTCGCCCTGGCAGAAATAAGCCTGAGGCGCCGTGGCGGGGTCTGCAACGGCTCCCGTCACGTCATGCACGCTGTTATCGGTGTCCACCCGGACCTGATACATGCGCCCGCCGATCGAGAGCATCAGGTAAGGGCCAGGAGCAGCCGGATTCCAGCCGGCGTCGTACATCAGCCCGCCCTGGTAGAGCGCGGTGCCGTCGTGAACCGTGCAGAGCGGTTGCCAGCCAAGGCGCTGGAGAAGCCCGCCACCACGGCAACCAAGGTTCTGGCCCCATGCGACTTGGGTTGGCCGCAATCCCTTGGGCGTCCAGGAGGATTGAATCGTCGGCACCTTGGACGAATCGACCCCATCCGAAAAATCGTTCTGCCCTTGGGATAATCTTACGTCGCTCGCCATAGCACGGCTTTACGAAGAAACCTCATAAACGTCAACGGCTAAACACTGGTCACGGTGGCCGACACGTCCATGCTGCACGGGATGCCGTCCGCTCCGAGGCACGGCACCTGCGCCGATGTGAAGATCGAGATCGTATCCGGCACCCCGCCAGTGTCGGGGATCATGAACGGCAGATCGTAGGTGCCGGAAGGATTGACGTGGGCGTTAAAGCTCAACAGCACGCCGTGCAAGGCGCTCGATATTTGGTAAGCCCCGCACGTAAAGGCGTCTGTGCCGGTCTTGGTCATGACCAGGTGAACGGTGGACATGCAGGCCGGTCCGGTGTAGTGAACCGTGCCGGTGCAACTCGCGGCAGCCGTGTCGAGAAACCCATCCGGTGAATTGGCTATAACTTCTGAATGCCCGCCATTGCCAACAAACGAGGCGGTGCCCGCGCCGCCTGAGCCGATGAACGGGACTCCCCAAACGACCGCAGCCCAGTCCACGCACGCGGATATAACTCGAAACAGAAAATCGTCTTGGCATTTCATGGTCACACATTGCTGACGGAACCAACTATGGCTGCGCTTCGATTGATCCCGAACGAGCTTCCCTGCTGCCTTATGGTGGTCGCTGGCTCAATGCGAATCAGGGTCGGAACTCCGTGGGTGTTGGGAAGCGTGAATGGATAATCGGCGTTGGTGACTCCCACGGGAAGCGATACGCGAAGCAGCGGCGAAAAACCTCCCCCAACATAAACGGCAACCTCGGCGTTCACCAGAAAGGTGAACAGGTCTGCCGACACGGTTGCATTTATGTGAAACTTGCAGTTACAGCCCGCCCCGCTGTACATCAGGGTTGCGGCAGTTAAAAAATTCTGCTGCCATCTCACTTCCGCATTAGAATCATGACCGGCTGGACCGAAAACGGAGAGCGAAAAGTTTTGGGCCGATGCTGAATGGGTGGTGCTCCCTCCGTCAAAAGTGTGAACGTAAGGATCGGGCCACACCAGCGTTGACCAGTTGGGGCAGTCTGATCCAACCGTGAACAGGAAATCGTCCTGACATTTCACGCGGAGTCGGTCACGCTTACGGTGATGTTGAAATCCCCGTTCTCGGTCGGAGTGCCGTGCAAGAGACCGTCGCTATCGAGCGTGATGCCGCCAGGCAACGGTCCCGATTCGAGGTCGAAGGTGTATGGCCCAACCCCGCCCGATGCAGTGAATTGGAAGCTGTAAGCCGTGCCTTGGGTGGCGTCGTCCGGGTCGCCGCTGGTGATGCCGAGCACGCTGATCGTGTAGCTCTTGGTGACGGTTATGTGAGACGCATCCTGAGCCGACACCGTGAACGTGTAATTGCCAGGCGTCGTAGGTGTGCCCTCCAGTACGAGCGATCCGGGGATTACGGTCGGGTCGAAGTGCAACCCGGGAGGCGCGGTGCCCGTCACCGAATACATGATGGGCGAGCGCATGTTCTGCGCGGAAATCTGTTCGGCGTAAAAGCTGTTCGAGCAAGTGGCGAGCCTGATGTTGCTCAGGTTGGGTCCGGGGGGAGCCGGGTGAATATCTGGGTGCGTAAGCTGGTGAACTGCGTAGCAGGCGATGGAGTGCGCCCAGGCGTCTGATTGCGCCTGGTTCAGCGCGATGATGCTCCCGGCTGGCACGGTGTAACAGATGAGAACCGTATTGATGCCCGAACCGCTCGTGAAGCAGCATTGCTGCGCCGTGTTGTGAACGCCGCCGCCGTTGTCTGGATGATCGTCGTGATAATTGCAGTTGATGGCCGCGTAGAGGGCTTGGATCAGGGCGTCGAGTTGCGATACGGTGCTGAGAAAGGATTGGCCGCAAGCCGTAGCCGTCCAGTTCTGGTTAAAGGGCACGCGGTTGCTGCCGGTGCCAACCCAAATCAGCGCGAGGAAGTCGAGAGTATCGTCGGACTCGCTGGAAAAGTTTGTGATCGGATCGTCGGTTCCTGGGCAATCCACCACAACTGGGCACGTCATCAGCACGCCAAAGGCATACGCCCCATGCCCAAAATCGTCAAGGCAAAGGCTTGACAAGCAAATGCGTCTGTGGCACGGTTGGGGATATGACTACACTTGCCCGACCGACTACCCGAAACGATGCTCATTGGTATGGAAAAGACGGTACGCCCGCCTACGATCAGCCGAACAAAAGCAAAGGCGGCACACGCCCCACGACGCTGTCCGACGCCAAGAAGCAAGGGCTTTTGCCCTCAGTGACGACGGTGCTCCAAATCCTCGCCAAGCCCGCGCTCAACACTTGGCTACAGGAACAGGCGATCCTTGCGGTGATGACGACGCCGCGCCTCCCCGGCGAGGCCGACGACGCCTTTGTGCAACGGGTGCTGCATACCGACCGCACGCAGGACGAGGAAGCCCGCGTGGCGCGCGAGCGGGGCACGGAGATCCATTCGGAGTTGGAGAACATGCTGAACGGCGATGGCGTGCCGGATGAAATCCTGCCTTGGATTGCGGGTGCCTTTGAGGCGCTGAACGCGATTCCTCGCATCCCCGCGATGGCCGATGCCCCATGCAACGTGCTGGCGACGGAACTAATCCTGGTGGGCGAAGGCTACGCAGGAAAGACCGATCTGATCCTCGACCGTGGCGATCACGATCTCCTGGTGGATTTCAAGAGCGCCAAGCGCCTGCCCGAGAAAGGCTCCTGGTCCGAACATCGCTTGCAGTTGAGCGCCTATGCCGCCGCACACCAGAAGAAGCAGGTACTCGAGAAGCCAATCCGCACGGCGAATCTCTACATCTCGACGGTGGAGTGCGGGCGCTTCGTCCTTTGCGAAAACCCGGACTGGCAGATCGACTTTGATCGCGGCTTCGCGCCGCTGCTCAAGGTGTGGCGCTGGCAGAACGGCTTTTGAGCTTCCAGAACCAGATTCTCAAGGCGGGGAAAGACGTGTTCCAATTATGCTGGTCCATCTCTTTCTCCGCCTCTTTCTTGCTCCAGCCGCATACCCGTATCCGGTAAAGCCCAATCAGCGCCCCGGTGCGGTTTTCCCCCAACTCGCAGTGGACGACGGTGTTGGGGGCAATCGCCGCGAGCGCCTGATTAAGCGTGTCCTCCACTGGCCCGAACATCTGGTGAATCCAATCAATCGGGAAACGCTTCACTTCGATTCCTAAGCCCTCAGCCTCAGCGTCTGAACCCTCGGTGTCGGTGTTCAGCTTCACGATCCGGGTGATGCCCATCAGCTTTAGCTGATTCACCTGGGCGAGCCCCTCGAACTGGCCGGCGCGCCAGATGTTGGCCAGCGCGCCTTTGACTTCGTAGAGGTTCGGGATGCCTACCACGACAATTAAGCCGGGAGCATCGCCAGCAGCGCCTTGGCCTGGTCGCTATTGATGTCGATGCCGTTGCGGGCAAAGGCCAGGAGGAGTTGGGAGCGGGCGTTGTCACCCCGGAGCGCATTCAGCTTGTCCCAGTCGGCTTGAGTGGGCGGGGATTTCTGGCTCCAAAGTGTGAACAGGTATTGGCCCAGTTCGAGCCCGTACTTGGCGATGATGGGAATAAGGTCGGCCCAACTCATTGTAATCCTTTCGCTTTGTTAATATCCACGATCACTTGCGCTGAGGCGGATACCACGTCAGCCGGCGCGAGTGCGTTTGTGGAGAATTGCGCCGCAGTCAGCGCCACTCCCCAGACGGTTTGAAAGAGGTTGTAGTCTTTGGTCACGACGGGGAAGCTGTTCGTCGGGATGGACTTCTTGAGAATGAGATCGAGGTAGCCATTGAAGGCGGTATCGGTCGAGCCCTTGATCGTGGCCAGCGTGTTATAAACGGTGCGCTGATTGGAAGTGGCGCAACCGGAGGGGACCAGGGTGATGGCGCCCATGAACAGACTGAGGGCGCAGACGATGGCGATTTGGAGGCGAGTGAGTTTCAGTTTCATGGATTTGGTTTGGATGGTTCCGCTGGTTTAACTGTGTTCTGGTCGATTACTTTCTGGACCGCACCGCGCTCGTTTCGAGCCACGTTGATCGCGCCTACGAGAATCAGGCACAGCGCCAGGATGGTGCCCCTGCGGTCGGGAACGATGTCGGGAGACAGCTTGATGCCCAGTGCCGTGGCGAGATAAACAAGCCCCTTCCAGGTGGATTGCTCGCGGAGCCGGTCAATGAACCAAGCCAGAAGGTTAGCGATCACGATTGCAGAGTCAACCTACTGGGCTTTTGAGTAAAGCCCTATTTTGTGATGATCTTATGATCCTCGCGGATGGGGCACCCGTTCTTCTGGCAGGGGAGCGAGTCGATTTTCGTCTCGATGCGCGTCAGCCAGCGGCTTAACCACCATGCCCCGGCCACCACAACGCCCCCAATGGACATGGCCGTGGCGATGGAAATGTGGAGCGTGTTATCGATCACCTGAGCGGCGGCGGCTAAGGCGGTCGTCACGCCAAAGAGGGCGGTGAGCTTCATCCGGCTCGTATGGCGCTCCGTTAGTCGAACAACGGTTCAGGGGCTTTGAGGGCGGGCGCGGCGGCAGGCGCATCCAGCACGGTCGAGGAGACGGAGATCGCGTCCAGCAGAAACCCCGTTCTGGCGCTACCAACACCAGCCGTAATCGTCGTGGCTCCTGCTGGACAAGTCCAAGTCTGCGTGACTGTCTGCCAATCGCCAAAGACCCAATGGGAATACGTGACGGTCGATGACACGGTGAGGGTCGCGCCGGGGACCGAGATCGTCGGCGGGACGTAGCACAGGCCATCGGTGAAATAGCTCACGCTCACGGTGATCGCGGTCGCGGGAGCGGAGAGCGTCACGGTCGCGGAGCCAGCGTCGGCCAGATCCCAAAAGCCTTGGGTGTTCATCACGCTGTCAAACCAGCCGTCGCTGAAAACTCCGGGATGCAGCGTGAGCCATGAAGGCACGCTGTCATTGTCAAAGGCACATTCCTGAGCCGAAGCGCACAGCGCCAAGGTCAGGCCGATGAGGGTGAGGAGTTTTTTCATTAGTGATTTTTCCAAGCTGGCATCGCGTAAGCCGTGCCTGAGTTGGTGAACCAAACCCAAGCGTCGGGCACAGTTACGCCAATCGTGACGCTGGTTGGAGCCTGATTGGTTGGTAGGTTTCTAAAGTTGTTGGTGGCTCCAAAGCCTCCCCTTATGATTAAATCTCCGGTGGGAGAAAGGGCCATGTTGGTAGTGCCGCCAGCAAAGGCTTGCGTTCCCACTTTCCACACAAATCCCCCGTCATTACCTGAGTTGTCTCCATCGGCCGCAAACTGAGTGTCGGACAGTGACCTCACCAGCAACTCCGACGAGGCGTAATAAATATCGGCCCCCCCAAATTTTCCAAATGGACCGTCCGTTGTTTGATAAGAACCCCCGAGCATACTGATCATGCCATTAACGCCTAACGTGGAGCCCCCAAGTGATGCACCTCCAATGTTTACCTTGCCGCTCGCGCTCAACGTGTCATTCGTCGGATTGTAGATGACCCCCGCCGCGCCGTTGGTTGGCACCAGCCGGAAGGAGTTGCTGACGGTGCCTGCGCCGATGAACTGGCCGGGGACAACCACGGTGCCGTTGGCGATGCCCAGCATGATCTGGTTGGTGTCGGTGGTTGCGGCGCGCTGGCCGAGAGCGGTTGAGTTTGCTTGATTTACAGAAGCTAAAAAACCAAAAGCCAAGGTGTTGCTGGCTAACGCGGTGGCGCTTGGACCAACAGCCATTGAAAAGGGTTGAGAGGCTGAGGAGAAAGTCCCCATTGCGAAAGAACTGTCTCCTTTGGCGCTTGCCGCTGCGCCTACCGCAACTGCCGCGTTTGTGGAAAATGAAAAATACCCTATTGCAACCCCAACGCTTGCCTTATTGGTGGCAAACGGACCAATGGCCACGCCTCCAAAATCTCCGGGGTTGTTGGTAAGGGCAGATGCAGACGGACCAATCGCTACCGCGTTATTCTGATTTACAAAGCTCAGAGGCCCAACCGCAAGGGAGTTTGTCCCAACCACGTTTGCGCCCCGCCCATAGATGCTTGAGGAGAAGTTGGTCGCGCTCGCCAAATCGAGATTGGTCACGGATAAATTCTTGGCGTCGATCATCGGTCCTGAATTCGTCGTGAACGGGGAGTGGATAATTGGAGGCGGGAACTGGCCGTGAGCCCAGACGCACCCGAACACCAGCCAAACCAGCGTGGAGAGTCGAATAAAGGTTTTCATACGATTTGTTGGGCGATAGCCGAAAGCTGCATCAGCAAAATGTCGTGCTCGTTGGGACCGCAATTATAGCATTTGGCCTGCTTCATCAGGTTGGTCGGTGTCACGTCGGCGGCCGGGTTCTTGACCAGCACAAGCTGGGCGAGCAGGGCCAGTTCCAGCAGCGGTCGTTGGTTGGCCGGGACGCAGGCGTAACACTTGGCCTGGTTCATCAGAGTTTGTGCGGTTGTGTCAGCCACGGGATTTTGTCCTTTCAACAGTTGCGCCAGGAGGGCGACCTTCATCAGTTCCGGCGAGTCCGAATCGCCGCAGGTGTAGCACTTCGCCGCCGACAACAGGCTTTGGGCGTCATAGGCCATTGGTCCCCCTTGTCAGCACTGCCCGGGCGCTCCCGTCCTCGACCGGCACGGCCAGGCGCTGCGTGTGCGCCACGAATCGGAGCAGGGTCTTGTTCCCCGCCCTGGTTTGCTTCAACTCGTGCCGCATTTGCTTGAGCGTGGTGTCCGTAGCTTCCAGTTGGAGTCGGAGGGTGTCGGCCTCGCGCCGCGCGGTGGCGGCCGCCGCATCTAGATCGGAGATATGCGACCGCACTTCCTCCACAACGCCGCTCCACTTAAAGCAGCGCCGAAACCAACTGACTTGTTCGAGCCATTTCATCCGATGAACTTAATCCAGGCATTGTCGGGACTCGACCAGAACCAGAAATTGCCCGCCGTGGGCGAGGCGCTGTTATTGTCGTAGGAGAGCCCGAAATCGAACATGCATGGCGCCACAGGCGGTCCGGTCTGGACCACGAGGCAGACGTTGCCGGAGCCGCCGCCCCCGCCCCCGGTCAGGATCTCGCTGAGAAGCTGAACCTCGATCACCTTCAAATCCTTGGGCGTGAGGCAAGTGAAGCATTTGCCGGCTTCCAGCAGGGCCGATGGTGATACGTTGGCCACAGGATTTGACGCTAACAGGATCTGGGTGAGCAACTCAACCCGAATCGTGTCAAGCTGGTTAGGAGGCAGACATGCGAAACATTTCGCCGTCGCCATCAAGGCTGTTGGCGATACGTTGGGCATGTCGTCCTATGCGTTCTGGCAGCGCAACCAAATCTCAATCGCCCGAAGCTGGCTGTCGCTCAGGGCGTTCAGCCCAATCGTCAGAGCCCGCACGCCGTTAAACGTGGCGGTTGGTTCAGCCGCGCCGGCGTCGATTGCTTCCTGGCGCTCAATGGCCACCAGAAACGCATCGAGCATCGAGCCGTTGTTGATCAGGCTCGCGTTGCAGGCGATGCACTTCGCCGAATTGAGCAGGTCTGCTGCCGGCACCTGGGAGGCTACCAGCGAAGGGTTTTTCTGGTGATAAAGGTAGAGCACCATCGCCGCCCTCTTTTCGTGCGCAGTCAAGGCGTTGAATTGCCCCGCCGCTGTTTCCAAACTTTGTACGTCGCAATTCATAGGCTAATAGCTTCTTCCGGCGCCGGATTGGCTCATTCCGTCCAGTTCGGCATTGGCGCTTTCGCCTTCCCCGGACGATCCCTCCTCGGTTGCATAAACGGCAGAGAATTCCTCGCCATGATCACCGACGATCTTGAAAACGATCTCGTCGCCAACCTTGAATTCCTTAGCCTTTTCTCCGAGGGATTTCTTGGAGATTAGGATTTGGTTTTCGTCGTGCTGGGCGTTTTCCTCGTCAACCGACCCCTTGGTTCCAGCATGGGCGTCGGGCTTGCCGCCCCCACCCTCGTAAAGCCCATCCATTTCAGAGTCCATCATAATTCACTTTCTGGCCAGGGAAGGGTGCGCGGCCATCACCGCGCACCCCCACACCTGAACTCATACTGGCCCCGAAATTATACGGTCCAAGGCAAATTCACGTTGGTGCAGACAGCTCCGGTCAGCGTGATGGTGGTGCCGGACGCTACCGCCCAGGTGCCCATCGCCGCCAAAAGGTTGTTCATCTGCGTCACCAGGTTTGCGAGCGTCTTGGTGCCCGTGATGGCGTCGTGGAAGATCGGAAGCCCGTTGCAAAGAACGCTGTTGGCCGGGATCTCGTAGCTGGCCGTGTCCGGGTCCAGCGCCGGCGTGAACGTAAGCGTTGTGTTCGCCGTCGGGCAAAGCGCGTTGGCGCTGCCGTAGGACTGAGGATAAGGATACGGGACGTTGCATAGCGGCACGTCCACGATGCAGGCGGGCTCGCGCAGGGCCAGGAAAGCCTCGGCAAACTCGGGATACTCCGCTTTCGTGGCGAAGCTGAACATGCTCTGGAACTTGCCCTTGTTCCTCCAAGAGTTGTCCACGGCGATTGGGTTGCCGTTCACGTCCAGGCCGCAGGTCAGGTTGTCCATCGCGAACATCCATTTGCCGGCAAAGTCGCGCATGGCAAAGGGCATCTCGGGATTGATCGCGGTGCTGTCGCGCACCAGCGAGGTCATCGCCATGCGGTGCCAGATGAAATCCAACTGGATCGTGGCGTTCTGGTAGTCCTGGTTGACCGATTCCTTGATGCCTTCGGTCGCGCTAATATTGGTGTAGGGGAACACCAGGCGCAACTGCCAGGTGCCGTCGGCGTTCTGCACACCGATGTCCTGAAAGCGAAGCGGCATGGCGTCGGCGCGCATCCCGTAGTTTCCAATCTTCCCCATCCAGCCGTACTTGTGATACTTCTGGGCGTCGGTGAAATCGGTGAAGCGCCAGTGGTCGGTCAGTTCGGGGTTGCCCTCGCAGATGTCCCACACGCCTTCCATGTCGAACACGAATTCGAGCATCGGCTGGGTGCCGTAGGATTTCTGGTCCTTCTCGCCCTTGTTCCCGACAACTTCCTCATCCAGCGCGCCTTCGAGGATCTGCGGGTGGACCCGGCGCTGCAAATGACGCGCGCCAATCTTGCTGGTCGGCCGCACGCTCACGTTCAAAATGGTCTGGGTGGCGTCCCAATACGCCGTGATCGCCGTCAAACCGCTCGCGCAAGCCCAATGATATTTGGCGATGCGCAAAGCTTCGGTGCGGAAACGGTGGCTCGTGATGATCGACGAGGCCCGGCGCAGCGTTCGGATGACGTGCGCGAACTGCTGCTTGGCGCGGTCGGCCGAAAGGATCTGGTCGAAGCAGAACAGGTCCGTGCCGTAGGTTTTGCGCTGCAACTTGTAGCTGTCGCGCGTGAAGCCCAGGCCGATCTTGGTCTGCGTCGGATCGCAGGGCTGGCCCACGCAAGAGGCAGCGGTAACGTCCTCCCAGAGCCCGCGAAGGTCGGGAAACACGTTCTCGAAACGGTCAAAGGTGTGCTCCACGCCATCCTCGGCCTTGAAACGGCCGGTGGACACATGGCCGACCCAGGTTCCCCGGGGGTGGAGTGAACGAATGATCTCGTCGTCGAGATGCTGTTTAATGTTATGCCGCCTTTGCGGCACCGTGTCATTTCTGGCACGGACTGGCGCTCACACGCCAGAACAGACTATATCTTTACCCTTAGCAGGGCACTTGGCGCGACACGCTGCCTTGCGGCAACCTGCCCGGCTTCAATCTCCAACGAGATTTCTGCCATAGTCGTTACACCTTCCGCAAAGTTGCCTCTGCGGCTCGGCTCGGTATTGTCTTGATTCAAGAGTTCCACCGAATTTCCCAAGTTTTTGGATCGTGCTTTGCGTTTTGCTAAGACGCTGCTTATAGCACGAGGAACGAGGCTATCGCGCTCCTTCTTGAGAGAAAATCCGTGAAAGCTGCACAAGCTACTGGCATAATGTTTTGTTCTTCTAAAGTGGTTATGCAGGTTGCCGCTTCGATACACGCCGATGCGGACGATCTGCGTTGTTTCTGGGACGGCACGTTTTTTAAGGGCCTACGCTCCGAAGGCCGTGCGCTCGGTTGAGACGCTCTAACACTTAACCTCTTGTCAGCCGATCCCGGACGGTCGAAGCCGGGACTGAATTACCGACCGTGATGAACGACTACGCCAGAAGCGTAGTGCCGTCAACAGAAAACTGCGAGCACGTCGTCCACGCCCACCAGCTTCAACGTCCTCGGAGGCTGGTTAAGCTGCCTCCCCGCACCCCGGCGCACGATAACCCGATCCCCCAGGCCAAACCCAAGTTCGCCGTTGTGCGCCCCAATCTTCCTTACCACGCCCTCAATCGGCGCAGGCTGCCCAGCCGACCGCCGTTCTTCGTCGATATACACGGCGTAGGCTTCTGGAAAGGCGATGCCCCCGGCGCTCACGGGCGGATCGCAGACCTCGATCAGCACCTGATTGCTCAGGGGCGTGATGTTGGTAACGCGGTAGGTGCGGCAGTCGATCATGCGAGCGATAAAACCTCCTGTTGCAAGCGCCTCGCGGCGATCTCGCAATAGCGTTCCTCAATCTCGATGCCGATAGCTTTGCGCCCAAGGTCTTTTGCGGCGCGGAGTGTGGTGCCGCTGCCCATGAACGGGTCGAGGACCGTTCCATTTGTTTTACTGAACCCAATACACCAGCGCATCAACTCTGCAGGCTTCTGGCAGGGGTGAAACTTTGGTCCGTTGGCGACATTATCCTCACCTTCTCGAACCAGACCCCTCCAGAGTTGTCTCCAAATCCGCGTGGACATATCCAAACTGGTCCAGCAAAGCTCACAGTCTCCGAAGGCGCACGGTTCCTTGTCTCCGAGCTTGTCCCAAATAAGCCACCCGCGAGAGTCTGGAAGTTTCGAGGCGTAATTATTTGCGCCCCAAAGCATCACTTCTGGAAACTCAAGGAATGGAGAAGGGTCAAACGGAGTCTTGTCGCCATTTTGCAACGGCACCCACTTCGGATCTCTGTCAATTTCCACTCCTGCGTTTCGGCCAAAGCCCAAACCTGATTTTCTGGACCGTGTCGCATTTACTTTGAACCCAATGCCGTATTGAGGATCGGTGAGCACCAGATCCACCTTGGGCAGCGTCGGTAAAATCTCCCGGCAATCACCGTGGTAAATTACGATGCCTCGCCCGTCGTCGTAGTACGGGGTCACGACTTGTTCAGGGTGTCGATCTCAGCCATGGCGTCGTCGAGGTAGCTCTTGCCGTTGGTCGCGCCCGGTTCCCCGCCCGTTGCGGCAGGTTCACTACCTTCGTAGGCTTTCAGGCTTTCTTCCAACTCCCGGATGCGTGCCTTGGCCCGGTTGAGCATCAGGACGGTGCGCGGGAAGGCGCGGGCCTGCTGCTGGACGGTCACGAGACGCTCCGTGCGCTGTTCTTCGGTCAGGCTGTTCTTGTGATCGAACACGGATTGGACCAGCGCATCGCCTTTTTCGAGCAGGGTGTTGCCCTCGGCGTCTCCTTCAATGGGCGAGAACCACTGGGGATATTTGGTCTGCAACTGCTTCGCGGTTTGCTGGTAGAGCCCCGAAAGCTTCTCCCGGCGCGTGGCGAGTTGCTGGCTGGTCATCTTCTCGCGCTCCCCGGCCTTGCTGCGGGCTTCGTGCAGGGCGGTGTCGCGGGCCTCGGCCAGTTCCTTGAGCTTCTCGACGTGGCGAATCGCACGCTGTGCTGATTTCCCGAACCATTTCTCGGCCAGGTCATCGATCTGGTCCAGGGGCGAGTTGGCCAGAGCCAGCAAATCCTCCACGGTCGCCTTGCGCGTGCTGCCCTCCTCGGTTTCGATGGTCAACTGCGTCACTTCGCCGACGGCCTTGTTCCAGGCGGCGAGGTAGGGCTTCTCGTACTTGTCCTGATACTCGGGATGCTTGGTGTAATTGACGTAGCGGATCTCGTCGCGCAATTCGTCGCGCTCTTTGGTCAGAGCGGCGATCTGCCCTTCGAGCGGCTTCACGTCCACGGGTTGGCGCGTCTCCAACTCTTTGAACTTGGCTTGGAGGCTGGAGTGCGCGGTTTCCAGTTCTTTGACCTTGGCCTTGGACTGGTCGTAGGCGGCGCGAAGGTCGGCGGCCTTGACGGGTTTGACGGGCTCGGCTGGCTTGGCCGGCTCACCAGGCTTTGGCTCTGCGGCGTCAGCGGGCTTGGGCTCGGTTACGGGCGTCGGGTCAGAAGGCTTGGTTGCATCCTTCGGCTTGAACTGCCCGCGATTGGTGCGCTCTTTGGGCGGCGCTTTGTCGGCGGCGTCCAGTGCGTCCAACTCTGCCCCGTAATGGTCAGAGACTTGGACGGGAGCGGCGTCGAGGCTTGCGGGTTCAGCAGCGGGTGCGACGGCGGGCGCGGCGGGTGCGGGAGGGGCTTCGGCTGGCATAGATTAAACGCCCGCCTCGTAGTTCAAAGATGGCGACTTGCGAGACTTGGGCGTGGCAATGGGGTGATGGATGGTGGACAGGATGGCGAGAAAGCGTTTGGCCCCGGACATCTGCGAGTGGGCGTCCCAACCCTTGGCCATGTCGGCGGGATCGGGCATGTCCATCTGCATCTGGAGCAGCGCGGCGTCGGTCGCGGCCTCGAAGGCGGGACTCGTCACGATCTGGCCGAACGCATCGCGCTGCGCGATGTTAGCCTGAAACTTCTCTCGGGGTGAGCGGGTCATCGCTAATAAAAATTAACCCAGCGCGGGTCTCGTTTGTGGATACGCTGGCGCCCCGGACCCTTCTTCACGGCGAGCGAGCGGAACTTGGTGGTGCCTTTGGCGGGCGATTTGCCCAGCGTGCCTGGCTTATCCATCTTGACCTCGCGGGTGTGTCCACAGGCGTTGCATTTTCCTCCGGGCGGGGGCGGTGTCGGTGCGGTAACGGGCGCGTCCATATATCTATTGGTAGCGGGTGGTCCGATTCGTGTCAAGCGTCTGGTGCTAAAATCGTTTCAGGCTCAGGAATGGGCTTGTCGCTGAACTCCATCCCGGCTTCCTCAGCCACGGCGATCTCTTTGAGCAAATCGGCCAGGGACGAAAACTCGCACCTGAGTCCCGACGGCAATTTGTCCTTCAACCCGCGCAGCTTCTCGATGGCTGCCTGCATGGTTTTCCCGGTGGCGCACAGGTAGCCGACTTCGGCGCTGTGATACTCGGTGATGGGCACCAGGCACAGCAAATCGTCCACCCGGCAGCAGAAGCCGCCCTTGAGCGCCTCGTCCAGTTCGGCGTCCAGCTTGAAAGCGTTCCAATCCGTGCGGTCCCCGTCCAGCGTGACGTGCGCCTGCACAACAAATTCGTCCTCGGTTTCAGGCTCGACTAGTTCGCCGTTGGCACCGTGCCAGATGATCTCGCCCCAGTTCTTGATCAGCAGCATTTCGCCTTGGGACGGGGGGCTGCCAAATCTGCATGTCGGATCGATGAAGAAAGACTCGCCCTCTTTGGTGATTCGGACCTCGGTGGAAAACTTGAGCGCCCCGCCGTCGGTCAGTTCGTTCAGGATCGGTCCAAAGATTTCGTTCACCTTGCGGACTTCCTCGGGCAAATCAGCGAAGTCCTGCATCGTGCCGATGAACGCCTTATCCTTCTGCTCCATGCCGTGCAGGATTCGTTTGGGCCATTGGCCGGCCACACAGTAGGCGTCAACGCCGTCCTCAATCTCGGTGTCGATGGGGTCGAACACGTAGAACGTGACGTGATCCTTGAGCGGTCCAAAGCGCACGGCGTAGCTATCCAGCGTGCCTTCCATTTCGTCGTAACTGGTCCAGTGCAGGGTTTCCCAGTCGCCACGAAACTTGGTAATCTTAATATACTTTTCGTCATTCTCCTTAAGGTAGGCGCGGAGGTTGTCCAGTCCCTTGACGACGGTGTGCGGCGCGACGGGAAGCTCCGTGTCTTCCAGCGTGCTTAGGAAAAAGCCCTTGCCGCTTTCGAGTTTTGAGGCGCGCCCCGGTCCCCAGACGGCGTGGCCCATCGCCTGCAGCGCGGCTTGCTCTCCATCGAAGCCGATATCGGTGAAAACGAAAATATCGCACTCGTCGCGAACCCTCCACAGGCTGTCCACGCGCTCAATTTCGTCGAAGCCGTCGCCCACGACGCACTCACGGATCAAGGGGCAATCTCGCTCCTCGGGCGTGGTGTAATACACTTTTGAGAATTGCTTTCCCAGCGTGCGGGCAACGTGAGTGAACCGGCCGTGATCGACGACGCACGCGATTACTTCGGAAACGGGTTTCACGGGAGCGCCATCAGTTCTTGTTCGTAGAGCTTCCACGACACGCCCAGTTCGGCAGCCAGAACCCGCTCGATGCCAGAAGCGATGCAGTGCTGTTTCACGTAGGGCGCAGCGGGGTCGTCGCCGGGCTCGTCCTCGTTGCCCTTCACGCGCTTGCTCTCGAAATCAATGTCGAAATCGTCAACCTGCTTCTGCGTGATGCCCGCCTGTTTGCACATAAGCACTTCGGCCAGTTCATGCACGGCCACAAGGGCAACGTGCCGCCAGTCGGGCATTTCGCTTACGGCGATCATAAGCTCGTCGTCGTTAATCCAGATCCAATCCCCGACGGTGGGGTACCTCTGCTCGCTATGAGGGATGGTTTGGATCGTGATTTTCATTCAGTGATCTCAGGTGGTTTTTCCTTCGGCGTCCGCATCGCGCTGGTCATAACCTCGGTCAGCGCTTTCATCCGGTTGTGGCGCAACTCCTGCGCCGTCTCTATGTTTTTCCTTCGGATGTCCGCGTTGAGCTCGCGGTCCTTGCGCTGCTCCTGCATTTCGTACGACACCTGCTTCTGCGCCGTGCGGGCCGCGTGGCTTTGCTGGGTGTTCTGCGCCTTGACCTTGGCCTGCATCATCATCCCGGCGATCTTCGCCTTCGTCTCCGGGTCAATGCCGCCGCCCTGCCCGTTCTGCTTGCCCATTTGCTCCTGCAGCCGCTGCGCGAACGCTTTGATCAGGTTCTCGATCTTGCCCAGCGCATCCCCGTATTGCTTGATCTTCGCCTTGTCCTCGGGGTTGGTCGCCATAATGCCCAGGAACTGCTTGATCGCCTGGGCCATGTTGGCGAATCCCAAAAGCTGGTCGGGTGTGGCCATGCCGCCCATCTTCTGGGTCCGCATCACCATCATGGCGAGGTCTTTCAGCCAGACCTGAACGTATTCCTCGTACACCATTTCCGGCGAGGGCGTGAACGGCAAGCCGCGCAAGAGCCGGTCGCTGGCAAGCTGGGCGTCGTGGCCCGATCGGCTGATCGGCTTCTGCCCCTGAGTCGGCGCGAGCAACTCGGCCAAGGAAGGGTTGTCCGTGAACGCTTCGATGGCGATGTGATCGACGTGCCTCTGGCTCTCGGGCGGGAGGTTCTTGCGGAGCGCCTGCAACTGGTTGGCCTGGGCGATTTCGAGGGTCTTGTTGCCCCCGCCCATCACCCGCTCGGGCTGAACGTCCCAGCGCTCAGCGTCGAGCATCTCGGGAGGAACGCCTTCTTTCAGGCAATCCTGTCGGAAATCCCTAGAGTCTTTATAAGGCGAGTTTTTGATGCAAAAGCGTCGTCCGATCTCGCGCCCCTTACCCACGGCGTAATCGTAGGCGAGGTTCAGCATCCCGCTCACCATCGCGTTGACGCTGTTGACGCGCGCCATCGTCTCGGTTGCGGTCATTTCATTCTGTTGCTTCTCGTCCAGGTCCTGAGTGTAGCTGGCGGCGTTTTCCTGCATGATCTGCCGGTTCATTCCGATGGCCGCACTCACCAGGGCCATGTCGGGCTTGAACCGCTCGTTGGCCGGCACGAAGGCTACTCCGTTAGGGATAACTCCCATGTGAGTGAACATGGCCTTTTTGATGCGGTTGTAGGACTCCTGGCCGCTCACCCGGAAGAACCACATAAGCTGCTCGAAAACGCTCTCGGTGAACTGGCAGCGCAGCCGGTTCTGGAGGTCGCACACGCCCCAGAGCATCCAGCCCAAGGAGCGCACGGAGTGATATTTGAACGGCGCCACGGCTGAGCAATCCCCGAACTGGCAGTGAATGATCTCGCTGATTCGGTCGGCGTACTTGCGCTTGCCGCTCGAGTACAGAAAGCCGCCGTGCTGTTCGGTGAGATGGGTATTCCTGCTGGTCGGAGCGGTTTTGCTGCTGCCCAAGTCGCCCTCGCCCACGTCCCAATCAAGGAACACTCGGCGATACCAACCCGTGCCGTCCTCCTGCTCACGAAAATAAAAGTCCCAGATATCCACGGTGGGCACCGCATCGCTGCCCCAAAATCCCAAGTCCTGTTTCACCAACTCCTCGATGCGCTCGGGCATGTACTGATAAGCGGTCGCGTTGGGTTGCTTCTGGGTCTGCGCGCCGACGTAGGCCAGTTCGCCCTGGACGGCCCGCATATTCCAGCCGGGGTCCACTTTGGGTCCGTGCGTCAGGTTGTAAAGCTGGGCGGGCGTCCACTCACGGAAGATGGCGAAGTATTCGACGTTCTCAAAGTTGATGTCCGTCTCGCTCGGAATCATCAAGCTCGAAATCGAAATCTCCGACGGCACCGGGCAGCGGCGATCCCGCCAGTTCACCGGGCCGATGCCGTGCAGCATCGTGCTCGCCCCGGTCGCACGCTCCTGCTCCATCATCAGCCGGTTGCGCTTGAGTTGCTTGTTCCAGTTGCGCGTGATGATGTGACCATACTCGGCGCGTTTGTGCGCGGGTCCACTGTCGAGCGTGACGGTGTAGTAATTGCCAGTACCAAGAAAGGCGCGGTTCCATTGGCGGCGCGCCTGCGAGAGCATGTTTGTCCCTTCGAGCCACGACCTGTTGATCTGCCTGGAGTTCTCCTCGTCCTCGGCTGGGTCAAACGGAGGGTGGCCGTTATACATTCGGTTGAGGATGGCGCGGTTTTCGCCGCGAGGAAGATCGGCGAGGCGCATATTCCAAACGCATTCCTCGACCGCGCCTACGCTGGTAAATTTCATCGTAGCCAATCCTTACGCCCGCAATGGTAGGTTGTCACGCATCAAACGATCTCGATCTTCGGCACCGGCACGATGAACTTCACTCCCTTTTGCCGCGCCGCCGAGTTCTTCTCGAGTACTTCGGCAAGGAAGTTCCAGGCGAAGCAGATCACGTAATCCGGTAACTCGCGCAGGATCGCGCCCTCGTCGGTGATCGGAATATCGCTCCCTGGGCTTGTGGTGAACCATTTGCCAGGCGTGCTGTCCGAGATAAACGCCACGTCTTTGCGAGTGAACTTGCAGGCGTTCACCCAGACGGTGCTCTTGGCCGACGCCCCCAAGCCCGCCACGGTATGCCCGTCAGCAACCAGGCCGCGCACCATTGAGCCAAGGTCAGCGATTTGCTTCTGGGCGCGTTGCTTGAACTCGAACCATCTTTCTGGTCCCACGTTCTCAACCTCAAGGAAGGCTTTCACGCTGTCGCTGGATGGCTGGTTGGCCGAGCGCCGGCGCAACATCAGCAGGATCGCACCGCCGTGGATCGGGTAGCGGATAATCTTTTGTAGCTTGAACGGCGAATCCTTAAAGAGCGCCTTCATCGCGGCGATGTTGAGGTAGCTCAGGTGCTCGTGGTAGATCGTATCGAACTCAGTGCCGTTCAGCAGGTCAGCCACGTAAGGCGTTTCGATGCAAACCAGTGTGTTCTCGGTGCAAAGCGCGTCGAGCGCCTTCACGAATCCGCGCCAATCGTCGATGTGGCAAAAGACGTGGCGGGCGATCACCACGTCCAGCGGCTTCAACAGCGCCTCCTTTACCTCGGTGGCAACCTGCTCGTTAAAGAGCGCCCGAACCGTTTTCACGCCTCGCCCCGATGCCAGTTGCACCAGATTCGCGGCAGGCTCAATGCCCCACGCGGTCTTGATGCCCCACCGCTCGCCCAGCACGGACAGCAGGCTCCCATCGTTGCTCCCAATCTCGACTACGCTGAACGGCGTTACCTCGTGCGCGATGTCCGTAGCCAACTGGTCGAAGTGCCGGCGCATCGTGTCGCTGTGACTGGTCGTGTATAGGTAATTTGAGTACAGGATCTCCGGCTTCACCACGACGGAAAGCTGCGCCAGGTGGCACCGGGGGCACAGCAGCACTTCCAGCGGCGCATAACCCGCACGCTCCTCGCCCGCCTTGCAGAAGTCGTTAGCGAGCGGTTGGAGCCCCAGGTCGAACACAGGCAGAAGGCGCTCGCTGGACGGTGCTGATTTGATGCCGTTGGCGCCGATGGCGGCGTAGTTGCAACTTCTGCAACAGGAGTGAATTTTATACATGGCGGGTGTCTTTTTCTAATGCTTCACGAATTGTCCAACCTTCGTACAACCTCCTAGAAAGCTTTCCCTTCGGCATTTTAAGATGCGCTTCCCACTGGCTCAACGTCATCACCATCCCGTCACATTCGACCCAATGGTTGGTGCGTTTGTTTAGGCATTGCTCAACCCACGTCACCCAACAGCAGTTTCCGGGGAAATAAGGACCGTTGTTGTCTTTTCTTTCAAGGAAAAGACCTGGCTTCCAGGTCGAGTGCATGTCCTTGATGAAATTCTTAACCTCCAACCATTCTTGGCAGACAGTGATTCCCCTTCCTCCGTAATTTTTGTAGCTAGAATGCTTCGGGCTTGTGCATCGCCTTACCATGCTTCTCCAAACACTATAAAGCGGGTGGGGGTGTTTCCGAGACGACAATCCATGTTTGAATTCTCCCATAATTCAATCCCATTTCTCGCGGTCGGCGATCATGAAATAAAGGTTCGTCCGGTACTTGATGCACTGCTGGCAAATCGGGTGATTGGTCCTGCGCTCGATCATCTCGTTGACGTTGGTGCTCAGGTAGTCGCCGATGGTGATGCGCCGGTCAGCCGTGCAGGAGCACATCTGGATCTTCCCATCGTGCCGGATGAACGTGAAGATGCCCCCGGCACCCACCGGGCACACGGAGCGCACCGGATATTTCTCGTACATTTTACGCGCCTCCGTGGGCGGGATCTTGAGCCGGTCCATCGTGTCCCGCCATTGCTGCGAGACAGGCGGGAGCAGTGCGTTCCAATCTGGTTGGCCATCCTGAACCTCGTAAGGCGTGGCCTCCGGGTCGTGCTCCCGGCAGTACTGGATCGTGTTCTCCATTGAGATCGCCCGCGCCGTGCTGGTGAACAACCCAATGCCGCACTCGGCCGCAAACGCCCGCATCGGCTCCAGCTCCTCGCCGTTGTCCTTATAGACGTGGTAGTTGACAGAGATCGTCACCGGCTTGCTTAGCTTCGCGTTGGCTTCGCCCAGGAGCCGCATATTGGCCTTTACCTTGTCGATGTTGCCCCCGGCGTGGCCCTTCACATAGACCTCCTGCGTGAACCCGGACAGCGACACGATCATGTAGTCCAGCCCAGCGGCCAGCGTTTCGTCGAGGCGCTGAACGTAGTTCAGGTTGGTGGACATCTCGCAACGGAGCCCGCGCGCCTTCACCGCGGCGATGCACTCAGGCAACCGGGGATTCAGGAACGGCTCGGAATTGCCGTAGAGAAACACGATGGCCTTGTTGTTTTCGTTGCGGATTTTGTCGATGCACTGCTCCATTAGCGCCGGGTCCATCAGTCCGGTCTGGTGCTCGTAGCCCTCTTTGTTGCCCTTGGTGCAGGTCGGGCATTTGAGATTGCAGGCGCTATTCACTTCGAGGAAAACACGCCACGGGCGCATGGCGCTTTCCAACTCGGTGATCGCGCCGCCGCCGTCGATGAGTGGTCGGCAGGAATCCCGATAAGCGGCTTCGAGTTCGGGTGAAAGAGTCATGCGTAACAGGTGTAGGCTTTGGCCGGGGTCCAGTTTGGTCCGTGGTAATCCTTCACCAGAGGCAGTCGGCGACCGTTCCCGATCCAGACCTCAGATTCATACCTTGCCGACAAAGCCTTGAGGCCATCGGACTTTATTCGGGCACGGTCCATGATGGAAGGTAACGTAAGCAAAAAGTCAGCCTTGGCGAACCAGAAGTTTCCCGCCCACACGGATTGGCCGGGAGGCGTGTCCTTCCCCGTCATCCAGTGGCACCCAACCGATTCGTAGCCGCTATCCAGATCGCGCACGGTTTGCCGCCAATGCCGGATTGGCCTAGTCATGCAGTTGCGCCAGCGGTCGCACAGCCAATCCAAGCGTGGGTGAGTCGCGCCCTTGGAGTGGAAGTAGAGCACGTACCAACCGGAGTGCCCTGGCAACCACTTCTCGATCATGCGGATCGTGGGGTTCTCGCTGTGCGAGTCCAGGCCGTGCAACTCGATCTGCGCCTTGGCTGGGATGAACAGGTGAGCGACTTCGAGGGACTCCGCGCCGCCGTTGATCCCAACGTGGAACTCCTTTGCCTCAGCCAGCAACCCGCTGCGCCGAATCTCGCTCATCTGGCCGTGAATGATGTTCACCGCGTTCATCAGGATCGCTGGAGGTTCACCCAAAAAGAACAAACAATGGTAAAATACCGCCAAGGGTTTCATCCGTGCGTGTGGAAGTAAGGCGGGAGGCACAGCCGATCCCCAGCGATCAGTCCGCTTTGGTTCCCTTTTTGGTAGCCGTTCGGATCGTCTCCCCAATTCTGCCAGAGATACTCCCTGGTCCAGGTCACTTCCCAAGACCGCAGTCCCTGAGCCGTTACCCAAGTCGTGAGGCAGTTTGGGCCGTGTTCAAATGGGAATCGCTGCCCCGGCTGAGTCACCCTCATTGGGTATTCGTTCATCAGTCTCGGCGGCAACCAAAACGCAGTTGTTCTCAGGTGTGGAGCCACCCCGAACATAGGGTTGCCGCGATTGCCCATCGTGCCGTAGAGCGCGTTGCCGTAGCGGGAGAAAGCCTGAGCCATGCGCTGGAGCCAGCATTTTCCGTTGAACCACGACGAAGATCCGAAGAACACCATGAGATCGCAAGGCGTGACCCGCGCCGCGTGCTGGAACGCGCCGATGTCGTAGCCGCTGTTGTCGTGCTCCAGCAGCGTCAGGTTGGGCAGGGCGCTGAACAGGCAGAGCGTTTCGCTGGTGCTGGTCGAGCCGTTGATCACCACGACGCTATCGTGCTCAATGCCGGGAGGGAAGGCGTGGTAGGATTGCAGAAATCGCACGGCGTACTCGAGATACTTATCACCGAGCATCGCGGGGAAAACGTAAGTGATTGCGATCTTCATTAAGCGAAGGGTTGATCAGCGAACCTCGACCACTTGGCCTTCACGTCGGGCTCAGCCGTTTCCCAGCGGTCGCACAAGCCGATCCGCAGCAGGCAATTCTCCTGCGTGCCCCGCCACAAGATGTTCAGCGGCATACGCCACATGCGCGGCTCCCACTCACCATCCCACGTCACCAAGCGCACCGGATAGCCCAGTTGCGAGAGTTGCCGCCAGAACGCCCGAGGCCCGTGTTCGTACGAATACCTGTCAGCCTTCGTCACAACGCGCAACGAATAGCCCGCGATGAGCTTGGGCGGGCAGGCGAACCCCGTCGTGTTCATGTGCGGGCGCACGGCGTTGCTGCTGAACGCGCCGTACATCCCCGGCCCGTGCCGCTGGTAGGCTTCCACGAAGCGTTTCAGCCAACCCTCGCGCTGGAAGTACGCCGACTCGCCGAGGCACAGCATCAGGTCGTAGCCCGCGCAAGGTCCGCGAGCGGCTTCGATGTAGCCCGCGATGTCCTGCCCTTCATTGGAGCGGGCGAAGAACTGCGCGCGCATCGGGGCGAAGATAAGCCCGACCTCGGCGGGGAGCGGTCCACCGTTGCACACGATTACCGTGTCATGATCGACGCCGGGAGGGTGATCGTGATACGTGGCCACGAAGCGGGAGGCGTAACAAGCCGTGAGCCAACCGCTCGTGACAGCCACGTACGCGATCACAATCCTTGGTCTCGCTTGGCGATCCAACAGTGAGACGGGAATTCCCTCATCACTTCGGGCTTGGTCTTGGCTAGAATGTGATCCAGCGGGCACCACACTTTGAGTCGGTTCAGGCAGCGGCATACGTTGCAGGATTTCAGGGAGGCGTCACTTGGCGTCTCCAGTTTCAGATCAGCTCTCGCCGAAAGCGTGCTGCGAATAATCTCAGCGGGCGCGGTCGTGTACCAACTGCCATCCACGTTCTGCGGGCACGCCACGCACGTTGCGGCGCGTTTGTTGGCCAAGTCCTGCGCGACGGGTTTCCCCCCGCTCACCAGCCAGTCCATCACCACGGCGGTTCCCTGTGCGGCGCGTCTAATGTCCGCAGCAGCCCCGGACACCAGCGCTAACATGCCCGGGGCTACCGATTTTGGGAGCGGGTTATCGGCTGAGAGCATCGGCGCTAGACCGAGGCGCATTCGTGTGTATTGTTCCAACTCATCGCCGACGGCGTTGAAGTCGGTGGAAAGTTGGTGCTTGATCGTGATGGCGGGGTTAGCGCGGCGCAGCTTGATTATCTGCTCCACGGACTTATCAAAACTCACCATCGCCATTGGGTTTGTCCATTGAGGGATTTGAGGCTGTACCCATGTCCAACCTCCTCCTGCTGGGAATTCGTGTCGATTGAAACTCATGGCTATCTTTTAAGGGTGATTCGCCTTCCACGCAACGCGCAAAGCCTTGCTCTGTTCCATGAACCGATGCCCGATGCGCTCGGCCAGTTTCGGCAGCAGGTGAATCGTGGCCTCGGCGAATTTAAGCCACGCGATTTGCTCTCCGGGAGCCAGCGTTTCCCATTGTTTATTTGTCCACGGACGATCTGGCAACAGTCCGAGTTTTTCAAACTCCGCATTGTCGATGGACGCCGACAGAGGGCCGTTTGGTCTCGGATAATTGTACCCAAAAGTTCCACAATGCTGATAGAGGTTACGGGCGAACCATTCAAGGTCGCTGTCCTGAGTATTCCCCATCAGGTTCGCACCCGCGTTGTGGAGGTAGCAGCCGATGGCGTCAACCTCGCGCTCGAAATCGTTGCGCGGGTCGAACGGCTTTTTCTTATTCAACGCCTCACGGTAAGATTTAAGTGCTTTTTTCATTGGTAGTTCAGTTCCAGTTTTTTGCGCTTCTGGTGCTCCGTCCGAATCTCGCGTTCCAGCCAGCGGTCCTCGGGTTCTTTCGCCGGCACGCTCATGTCCGGTATCCGCGCAATGGTGAAGCCCAGCCGTCGCGCCCCCTCGAGTACCGTCACGACGGCATCGGCATCGTTGGGGCTCTCCCCAGCCCTCGCCTTGTATTCAGGCTTCGTCTCCAGCTCGTAGCGCTGGCCCAGCGGTCCCGGCACCCAGCGCCATTCGCGCATCCCGAATTGACCGGCCGCCTCTCTTGGCAGCGATCGCACCTGCCGCCCCTCGGTCGCCTCGCGCATCGAATACCAAAGCTCCGTCACAAACTTGCTGTATTGCTCGTTGCATTTGATGGGGCGCCGCTGGCCGGTCCTGGGGTCCATCGTGAACAGGTCATTGCTCACTGGCCTCTCGGTGGCCGGCCCGCCGAAATTCACCGCGTTCACCAGTGGCGATAGCTCGCGGGACATGCTCACGCCCAGCGTGGCGCGCATCCCGGCCTCGAAAAAGACGTTCTCGTAAGGCACTCCCAGCCGGTCGCAATCCGCCCGCGCAAACGCCGCGATCTGGTCCTCGGGTGTAACCGTCGAGGTTACAGATACCGGGATCATGATCATGGGCGCGAACGCGATTATGTCCTGGTTGCTGGCGTCCTTGCCAAACTCGGCGTAGCTGGCTTTGCAGGGGTCGCCGCCGTAGCCCGCGTCAATCCCGTACACCTTCGTTCTGGTACCGCTGCCCCAGACGGCATCCGTGAACGCCAGGCACCGCTCGCACATCTCCACCGTGAGCACGCGGTAGGTGTCCACTCCTGTTTTGCGCACTCCCATGATCAGCGTCCAGAACTGCGCGGAGTCTTTGCCGTTGCGCGCCGCCACCTTGTCCACGTCGCTCTGGTTGATGAGGTACGGGTAGCGGTTGAGCGTGGCGGCGTCGAAGTTGGGACTGTCCGTGCCGACGAGGTTGATCGTTATGCCGCCGTATTTGTTCTCCCAGGTGCAGGTCTTGGTCACTTCACCGATGGACGACCAACCGCCTTTGGGTTCGGCGAGCCTGTCCCCGGCCATGCCGTTGCCGCCGATGGGATTCATGGCAAAGACGCCCTTGAATTCGCCTTTGTCGATGGCGTCCAGAGTGCTGAGGTACACCAGGTGCATGAATTGGAGCTCGTCACCGAACAAACGGCGGCGCTTCTGTTTGATGCCCTGAAAACGCTGCATACCGACCCATTCGCCCTGGCCGCCGATGCACGGAACGCACACGATCCCCTTGCGGTGATCCCGCACGTCGCCCGTTTCGTCCAGTTGGTCGGTGAAGATGGCGTGCTTGCTGTCCACGACGTTGCCGGCGAGTGCTCCCGGCCAGCGCTCCGTCGCGCGGCGAAACAAGTCTTTGAGATTGCCCCAGACGCGGCGCTCCAACTCGGACGTTCCGGTGCTTGAGACGAGCGAGAGCGTTTCGTTGGGGAAGCACCAGTAATCGCACAGGATGAATTTGCTGATGGTATTGGTTTTTCCGGTGTCACGAGCCCCTTGCACGACCGTAATCCGGTTCGCGCACAAGTGCGTCAGGATCAGGTCGCTCCACCTATGGGAATCCTCCTCCGGCCAGAGGAGCGTCTGCATCTCCCTGAAATGGTGGAACAGCCCCGCGCCGCACGTCACGCCGTTGGGGTCAGTCCATTGTCCGCCCATCTGGATGCAGTAGCGTTCGATGTCCAGAGCGGTGTACGTCTCCGGCCAAACCATTTGGTACTTGGTGGTTTCGCTCACTTTTTTTGAATCCCTTTGACGGCAATAATTTCACGGTCAGTCGTGATGATGTGCCGGATGATTCGATAGCATTGCTTCCTCCGCCCAACGCGCTCGCTCTTTCCATCGAATACAAACTTAACGCTTCCCCAATCGTCAAAGTCTCCACCAGTTTGATACCACTCATCTTGACCCGACTCAGCGTGAAGCTGTCGGCTTTCGATGGTCCAAACAGTTTTAACGCTTGCAATCATTTGCACCTTAACTCGTAGGCTAGTAATTCATCCAGCCGCCGTTCAGCTTCCTCTCGCGTGATGTGTCGCCCTTCGTATTTGCAGGCGTAGAAGCCCGCCACGTAAGGCTTGATCCAAGTCGAGTGCTCAAGGAAATACGGTATCCACGGATCAACCTTGCCCTGCACTTTCAAATGGCAAACTTGGCATAAGGCGAGCAGGTTCCACCATTCATCGTTGGCCTTGTCTCCGTCGAAGTGATGCGTCGTGAGGATGCGCCCCGGCACCGACGGCGAGCCGCACCGGATGCACTTGTTTCCGGCGCGTTCGCGGGCCTCGCGGCGCTTCTCTTTGCCGTCCGCGTTATAGCTGTTGGTGAACCGTCTCACGCGGTCACTGTCTCTGTGGGCTTCGCCGCAACCCTCGCTGCGCGTTTGGGCTTAGTCGCCCGCGTGCGCTGGCGCTCCTTCTGTTTGAGGATGGTCAGCACGGCATCGCGGTTTTTGATGATGTCGAGCGCGGCGGCTTCCCACGGGCACGGATTTCCGGGGCTATCGCCTCCGGCAGCGAGTATGATCGCAATCTCGCGCTGCTGCGCCTCAGCGAGTTTCAGCCACGATTGGCCGTCGGAAGTCAGGTAGGTCTTTGTGAAGGTGATGGGCATAATTATTCCTCCCTCTCTTTGTGGGCTTCCTGCACGGCGTCGAAGCTCGCCTTGAATCCATCGGCCAAATCCTTGAGGTTTTCCTTCGCCCAGGCGTTGACGCGCTTAACGGCGTGCGCGACGGCATCGGGTCGCTGCTTGAACGACCGCTGTTCGCTGTCGAGGCGCTCGGTCAGTTCGAGCTTTCCGATGCGCACCCGCAAGGCGCTGAACCATTTGCTCGCCAGTCGCCCCACCACCAGCAGGCCCTCGTCATTATTCTGCGGTTTGAACAGCGTGATTTCCTCACGGCAATCAAAGGCCGATTCGGCTTGCAGCAGTTCAGCCTGGAAATCGTCCTTGGTCATTTCTTCTTCGAGCACCACGGTCATGTCGCCCCCTTCCAGCGAGTAGCGCTTCTTGCGCTCAGCAGGATAGAACACCACGATACACCGCTTATTGCGCATCTCGAAGCCGTTGACCAGATCGGTCGAGAGCTTGTCAATGCGGGCGTCGGCCTCAGTGATGCGCGCCTTGAAGCTGGCCTTAACCTGGTCGAACTCCGCTTCGGTTCCTCTTAGCCCGCCGATGGTGCGGGCCAGATTAGCGCCGATTTCGTTGCGCTCCTCATTGGTGAAGGAGTGCTTGATGTTCTTGACTTCGATTTTGTCGGGGATGGATTTTTCTTTGATGGGCATAAGTATGAGTTATTTGGTTTGGTTCTGCTGCGTTTCAAATTGGTCAAGCCCAAGTGAAATCAGGTGCTCAACGAAAGCGTTTTGCTTGGGGGAATAGAATTGCTTTTCGATAACCTTCCGCACGCGCTCAGCCAATTTCGGGGACACGTTGACACGCATTATGAGTCCGTTTTTCTTGGCTTCTTTTGTTACCATGCGCCCAGCCTCTCACAATCCAATTTCACTGGCAAGAACTATTTTGACATTTATTTCATTATTTTGTTGCAACTGTTTTCGGCTGCGCTAAACTTCCGCCATGAAAACGACCCAGCGTGGGCATTTGGTAATCGTGCCGACCAACACTCCGGCGGGAACGCTTCAGGATTTGCGCAAGGCTGGTTACATCCCAATCCTCAGCGATGACCCCGACAAAATCAGGCTGGTCGTTCCGTCATCCGCCATTCTCAGTGGCGACTTATTAATGTCTGCCATGCACGGCGTCGTTACGTCCGGCTCAAGTATTCCGATGGAGCGATTCGCCAAAGAACTTTTACGGCGCATGGTTGAGCGTGAGTCAAAGACCCCATGACGCTGCCCTGCAACCAATGCCAGGCCCCGGTGGAAGTGCTGGAAGGCGCACCGACCGAGCACGGCGTGCTGTGCCAGCAATGCACGCAGCGCACCATCGCGGAGCAAGCGGCGCACTCGCGCCAGTTGGCGATGGCGGCGCGGTGGGGCATCATCTGCCCTGTTCTCTACCGGGACACGGATATGTCAAAGCTGCCATGCCCCGACCGCACTGAGAGGGCTATGCGCTGGCACCCCAATGGGTCTGGGCGAGGGCTCAACCTTTTCGGATTCCCCGCGACAGGAAAGACGCGGACCCTTTTCCTCATCCTCCAACGCGCCCACTTCGCCGGAGTAACCATAAAAGTTTACACGTCAGGAGAATTCGAGCGCGATCTGGAACGCCGCTCTTTCAAACGCGCCCCACTCGTAACGCACCTGTGCTCGGTGGACCTGCTGGCCTTTGACGATTTCGACAAACTGAACCTTACCCGCGAGATGGAGAAGGTGTTCTTCGCCATAGTGGACCGGCGCATGGCCGACGCGAAGCCCGTGCTGCTCACGCACAACTCTACGGCGCCGGAGCTCGAGTACCGATTTCGTTTCGGCGAGCCCCTGGTGCGGCGCATCCGTGATTTCTGCGAGAGTGTGCATTTTCCAAAGCTATGAAATCGCCGCCCTTCCTCGCGGAGCGAGTTTCCGGTGCGTGCCCGAAATGCCAGCACCTGATCCGCATGACGGCGCGGCACTACGACGCCTTGCGATGCTCCTGTGGCGAGATGCTCTGGACGCTCCGACCGCTGCGCGACGGCCCGCTGGAACTGTTCTCGCACCCCGGCTTTTTCAAAGGCCACCCGGGCTTTGACCCGGCAGCGAGCATGAAATTCTAATGACCGCCCCCGCCTACATCGTCGTGCTCAGCCCGCACGCTTTCCTCTACGTTGTGCCGGGGACCAACAAGAGCAAGTACGTCCGCACGTCGGCCGAAGCCACGCGGTTCCAGAACTGGGCGGTGGCAGCGTGGTGGGTGCGCCGGCTCAATGACGGGGCGCAAGTGGAGAAAGTATGACGCCGAAACTTCTCGGGGTTGACCCCACGACCGGATGCCGGATGTACCACATGGGTCCGTGCCGAGTGCTGCTCTCAGGCCCAAAAGAGCGCGATTGCATCGGCTGGCATTTCTCCATCTCATGCCCCGACCGAAACCCGACTTGGGAAGAACAGCGTGATTGCCGCTACGCCATCGTGCCCGACGACATTTACATGGTGCAAATCCTCCCGCCCAAGTCGCAATACGTGAATCTTCACCAGTTCACGTTCCACTGGCACGAGGCGGGTCCAAAGTTCTTCGACGTGGCCACCGGACGCCCTTTTCCATGAAAAACCCCCATTTCTGACGCGCTCGCTTGACACGATTCCCCCACTCTGCATATATATATGGTACATGAACGCTCTCAACCGAAAAGCGCAGTTCCGAGGACTCCCCTTGCGCCTGAACATCAAGGAAGTAGCTCGTCGCCTGGGCTATCGCAGCGAGACGGCCGCCCGCAACGCCTGCCGACGGCATCATTACAAATGGCTGGCCGGAGTCGAGCCGACGTTCAGCAAGCGGCGCGTCGCCGCCTACGGCGCCTGGGACTGGTCCCGGCTCAACACCCAACTGGCTTCGGAGCACGGCGTCTCGCGCCAGGCCGTGGCGCAGATGCGCAAGCGCCTGGAGGACGACGGCCAGATCCCGCACCACGATTTTGCCCATGACAACCACCTGGTAAGGAAAGGAAACGGACAATGACCCTTGAAGAAATGCTCTTATTGTTGCTGCTTTATCCCACCGCGATCGACGTGTGGTTTTACTACATCCACGGCGTCCCTGACTTCGGCCCGTCCAAATGAGCCGAGCCAAGGACGTGACGGGGCAACGGCCAATGAGCCTGCGCTGGCTGACCAAGCCCTGGTGGCGGCGCGCGGTGGCGCGGGCTCGGGGCGTCACGCCGCATCCCATCGGTTACTGGCGCACGGAAGGCGATTGGTGGGAGCGGGCGGTGCGGAGGGCGCGCGTATGACCAAAGACGAACAACGAATAGCGATTGTGGAGGCGTGTGGAAATATTTACGTGCTTCCAATAGAAGGCATAAATCCAACCGCACATAGAATTGTATGGGAGAACAGTCTGCCCGACTACCCCAATGACCTCAACGCGATTGCGGTCGCGGAGAGCACGCTGACGCATGACCAATGGCGCATTTACTTGGGATTCCTGATGGGCGAGAGAACGATACCAAAACTTGCCAGCATGGAGGAATTTCACAAGGCTTGGAACTCGACCTCCGCCCAACGCGCCGAAGCGTTTCTGCGGACGATTGGGAAATGGAAGGACGTGTGAAAGAAAGCTTCGCCTGCATCATCTACCCGCTGCTGGGAGTGGCTGTGCTGGTGCTGATCCTCTGGCTGCGCGACCGGCGCAATCCGCCCCGGCCATGACCCCCGGCAAACAAATCCAAAAAATCCATTTGACTTCTCCTCCCACCTGAACTAAATGACGCACATGCTTTACGAGAGCCAGCATGGCAAGGCATACGCTGAAACACTTTCGGCTGCCTTGCCGAATTATCCGCCAAGCGAGTCGCCCTCCTTTGGCAAACCCCACGTTGCTCGTAACAGCGTGGGAACTCTTTTGGGGCGCGTAAGCGACGGTATCGCACTGGTAAATCAGCGAGTGGCGCCACGGACTGAGACCCAGGCTCAGGCGCAGGGTAATTCCCTCGCAGCAAGAGTTGCTGGTTCAAAGCCAGCCGCGTCCACCATTTGGCGGCGATCCTCATCCCGCCCCGGATCGGGCCACGCGAGACCTAGCCCTCTCCCGGCCCGATCCGCATCTTCCCCCGACCCGCACGGGTTGGCCGGGGAGCGCGTGCAGCCCACGCCTCCTGCAGTCGGGCGTTCGACTCGCCCACCTGGTTGGGGGAGGCCCGTCTTACCACAGGCCCCAATGCAGTATCGGAACAAACCAGAGCAGGCCATTTCCTGCGCGGTCCGAGAAGGTAATGGAAAGTGCGGGGCCGACCATGAAACAACGCCGCGCGGCACGGCGAGAGATGAGAAGGCGTCGAAGTCCAGGCCCATCCAAGGTATATCCATGCCAAGGTATATCCATGCCGCAATCAAACCTCCCATGAACTCCAACATCACCCGGCTTCCCGACGGCTCAGGCTTCTTCGTGCGGGACATCGATACCTCGCGCAAGCCTCCCGCTAATCCCGTGTACTGGAACCCGGGAAACAAAGTGGTGCAGGACCATCGCAACGGCGAGATCGATCACACCCTGACCAACATCGAAAGGGCAAAACGAGGACTGCCCGTGCCCTGGACTCCGACCATGGCTGAGTCAGAAACCCGGCAAGCCGACATCCCATGAACGCCGAACCCAAACCCGGATGGGGCTCGCCCGAGCACCTGGACGCCTTGAAGAAGATCCGCGAGCTTACGGCCGCCGGCTGGGCGGGCGTGATGCCCAACGGCAACCTCGTGGACCGCCGCGAAAACCCCAACGCGATCCCGGTGCCGAAGAACTCGCTCCTGGGAGTGCCGGAGCCCAAGTTCTTAGACTAACCCCGCTCCTCCGCGATCTGCTCAAACCCCCGCTCATCCCCGCGCTCGGCCGCCTTCATCGCTGACACTTCCCCCGTCAAAGGCCGGCTCACATTCCTCGCCCGGTACCGCGCCTGGGCCTGACGGTTCTGCTCCCGGCGCTCCTCCTGATTTCGAATCTTCCGGTACTTGGCGCCGTTCACCACCTGATAATCGAACGTGCCGATCTTCACCAGCCGCCGCCCATCCTTTACCTCCGTCGTCGTGTTCCGATCCGGACGGCACAAATAATCAATCGCCTCCTGCATCCGTTTCTCCGTATCGCCGATGATCGCCGCCAGCAAAAACGGGTTCAGCCTCACCTGGCTCCCCACCGAACGATCCGGCTCCTGCTTGGCGATCGCGTAATTCCACACCGCGAACACATGGCTCCCCGCCCCCACCATCGAGCCCTCGTACATCGAGGCAAACGCTTTACCAAACACGGCTGGCCTCCTTCCGGATTATATCCATCGCCTCCCTCATCCAATCCAAAACGTCCGCTTCGCGTCCGGAAATCCCCATCCCTCCGGACCCCCTCATTTCCACCCACCGGGGAGGCACCGCCCGAATCCCCATTATTACACGGCTGGTTTCGTCCAGCAAGTAATGCTCACTCCGGAACTCCTTCCTCATCTGGAAGGAACACTTGATTCTATTGGATTTTTTGCTCATCACGCCACCACATTAACCAACCCATAATGCTTATGTCAACAACTTTGCTTACGTAATCACAAAGTAATCAATGTAAGCCCATGCAGATACAGATACAGATACAGAGGGGGTACAGGGGGTTTTTCCACCCATTTATCACCCCAAGTAAGCCATCGCCGTAATTCTCCCCAACCCCGTTCCACGTGGAACATCATCCCTCTCCTGATCGGCTGCGCTCTACCATTTTCGTGACCTCAGCAAGATGGTCCATGACAATCGCTCACGACTCCCTGTGTATGCCCTCTGATTAACACCTACCCCGGGTCGCGGGCGGGGGCTGCCCCCCGGGGGGTGTGGGGACGGTCTCCGTGGAAAAGGAGACTCCTTAATTGATAGATGCGCAAGCTCATCTTGGCTTATGGAGCAAGGCCACGCTGAGTGGAACAGGCTGGAGTTTAGCAGGCTGAGCTTGTGAGACTGGCGCTGTCGAGGGCAGGGCCGCAGGCATTGGCTGAGCTACAGGTTGCGCTTGCGCCTGGCGCCGAGTCTCGCGAGGAGATGACGGACGAAGTTGCCCAGGCGATGGCCGGCCGGCAAGCTGACGCTCTTGCTCTTGCAATGCTGACGCTGCGCGCGCAAGGCGATCAAGGTCAAGTGGATCAGACGCTTGCGCAAGCTTTCGGTCGAGTCGGATCAACTGTTTGCGTATGCGGGAGAGTCTGTCGGCTATGAAAGGTTCGAGCGTAGACGCCTGGACCTGCGGGGTTATGGCCTTTGCTTCTTGGATGGCGAGTTTTCGAGCCCTGGCAAGCTCATGCTTTCTCCGGGCGGCTGCGCTTGCCTTTGCGCTGTCGAACGTCCAGGGCCGGAGAGCATCGGGGAGCGTCCGCCGGCGGACTGGGGGAGCGTCTATCATGGTTCGAGCGTCCTCCAGGGAAGAAAGCGCGTCAAGTGAACAAATCACGGGTTTTGGCTGGATCGTGCAAAATGCAAGCGTCCAGCTTGCCCTATAACGCGCTTTTGCGATGCGAGCGTGGTGTTATAGTGGGGGAAAAGACTGGTTTGATTGCTTGCATGGATTGTGCCAAGTGGCGTGAATATGTGCAACTTAAGTGTATGAATAAATGATTTAATCTGTTGACGTGCGTGAGATGTCGTGAGAGTATTAGCGCGTAAGGCAAACATTAACCAATAACGAAAGGCAAAAGCAATGAGTGGAAAGACAAATTATCCGGGGATCGATTATGGCTTGGGCAGAGCCAATGTCAGTGAGTCGGGGATCAGATTTGGCGTGATCCCGCAAAATGATGTCGGGGCAAGCTGGTACGATTCGAGCGAGGCGGACTACGGAGACCCGACTTGCCCCAAATGTGGCAATCCCGCAAAAAAGGCGCGCGGAGAATATGCGCGCTTTGAACATGCCAAGCACGAAGGCGCCGACTACGTTTGCCGACCTTGCAAGTACGTGTTCGGCTCAGAGTCGGCTTTCAGTGATGAGCCCGTGGGCGGACACAATTTAGACGATGGCGAGTACAAGGCCCACGCCGGGGAGGATGGCGACATATTCATTCTGCTTTCCCCGTATTTCACCTACGCGCAATTCTGCAGCCCTTGCGCGCCTGGCGCCTGCTACTTGCGCAATGAGCTGGAAAGCCCTGACCCGTCAAACCGCGCTTACTGCTTTGGCCACGACTGGTTTGAGGAAAAGCGCGCGCCTTACACGGTTTATTCGGTGGAAACTGGCGAGATAGTTGAGCCCGCAAAAGAGTAAGGCACCAAATGAAATTCACCATTGAACGTAATTGGATCGATGTCGTGGGCAAGATTTGGATGCCAGCAGTGACTTGCTCGCAGCGTATCGACTTGCGCGCTTATGACCTCGAAAACATTGGCGAGCCCACGCGCGAAAATGTTGACGCTTGGCTCGCCACTCACACTGGCGACTTCCAATCCATAACGGATTTTCACGCCATCATTGGCGAGGTTGAAATCCCGTGGGCGACTGAGGAGGGGGAATTGGCTTGGTTCGATTGTCAACCTGAGTGTGCTTGACTCGCTTGGTCCACTCCTCCGCGTGGGGAGTGGCGCAAGCTGGCCAATGCGGCCAGTGAAACGAAAGGCAAACTAAATGAGTATCAAGGCAAGAATTGAACAGGACACAGACGCAACAAGCCCGGCCGAATATGACAACAATGGGCTTTTCCTTATCGCGAAGCATCGTCAATGCTTCATCCCGCCAAGCCCAAAGGAGCGCCACTTTGATGTCGGGGCAGTGATCGAGCAGCATCGTGAGACGCACCACGTCTTTTTGCTGGAAGCTTACATCCATTCCGGGGTTGTCCTGGCGTTGGCCGGCGAAGGGAATTTCCCCGATCGCCAATGGGATGTTAGCACGCTGGGCGCCGTCTTTGCTTCAAAAGAGGAGTGGAGCACAAAAGAGCAGGCGCGCG